CGCTTATAGTCCCAAGACCGGGTACTGGTGCAGCTTGAATAGTGCTTCCCAATTCACGATAAGCTGCTACATCATCGCCATAATCTCCTGCAATTTTAGCCCAATTGCTATTTGAATACATATCTATAGTATTAGTCGTTGTATTTGCTACAAGTAATTGAGATGCAGGTGCGCTAATAGAATTGCGTTCACTTGTTGACATTCTTGGAATTAGTAAACCCTTTGATATTGATGTCATATCAACTAAAGAGGATGCGGCAGGTGTTGTTACGCCTATTCCTATATTCCCTGCAAAATAACTTGGGGTTGTATTTGCAGAATATATTGAATAATTGCCTGTTGGCGCAGTATTTGTACCCAGCAATATGTATGTATTGTTTGTACCACTATTAAAATTTGCATCTACTTGCAATCCTACTTGATTGGTTATAGTTAAACTTGGGTTTTTTTGAGAATTGGCAACTCTTACACCTCTTGCAGTTGAAATTGTTGCTGATGTAGATGATGAAATGTCCGATACTGGTGAGGCGTAAACTCCATCAGAATTAGTTACTCCAGTAAGGGTAGCTCCGACTGACCCTATTCTTGTGCCAATTGATTGAAGACCAACTGCATAGTTTATAGTGCCAGCATTAAACATCCTATTTTCAAAATATCCTGCTTGCATTACATTTGTAAAATTTATTGCAGGAGCATTTACTTCATTTGAAAAATACATCACTCTATAATCTGATAGAGAATTTACTGTAGGCTTTAATGTATTAACTCCTCCAAATTTATATAATGCATTATTAGTTGCTCTTGTTTCATCTGAACTAACTAATACAGTTCCGACACTATCTATACTCATTCTTTCTACATTATTAGTCCTAAACCTTACAGTTGCATTGTTCGTGCTTCCTATAAATTGCCCTGCATTTACATCTGCGTTTCCACTTGTTTTCCAAGCAGGGATGTTTATAGATGTCAATACTTCTGATAGGTTATTGTCTTCTGTATGCAATGTTATATTACGCCCCCCGGTGATTACATATACACGAACTGCAAGTCTATCGCTTGAAAGTAATGTTGTTTGTGGTACTGGTATTGATGTAAAATATTGGTCAACAGTAGTCCCGTTTGTGATTGTTTCCGGATTGGTACTTCCCGATGCTATCAAAGTAAATGTTGACCCATCATATTTGTAAACCTCCCCGTAAAATTGAGGACTTCCACCCCCCGATGAAGCATTAAAATAAAATTCAAGATTCCAATTACCTCCGGGGATGTTTATTATATTAGGCTCACCTACATCAGTAATAAACGATGCTATGTATCCATTCCCTGCTGAATTAAGCCGGGTAAAATTAGTCCCTGCTCCAAGTATTGGCGTTTGACTTAATTCATAATATGTATCACCTCCAAATGTTCCTTGGTTAACTGACCCGTTTAGATAATAATTGATTGATGAACCACCCCCCGATCCGCCTGTACCCGTTATAGTTATACTAGGGTATGTTCCAGATAATTCTATATTAGCACCTGCGGATGGTCTAAAAGCAATATTTGCTGTATCTACTATTCTTAAATATTTTCCCGACAATCCGCTTACTGTAGTGTCAGCAATTAAAGTTCCTGTTGTAGTAATAGGACCGCCCGACAATCCATATCCTGTGGCTACTGATGTTACTGTACCGCTTCCTGATGGTATTGTTATATTACCTTTGCTATTTGCAAAATTTCCATTAACTGATAATGCCAATGTGCCAGAAGAATCAGGCAGCTTTAATTCGCTTGTTTTCGCTGTAAGATTATTATTATTAAGTATAATGCTTCCTGAATTAGTTCCATCGCTTTTACTAAAAGTAATTCCAACTGGATCTATTTTTGTTTTAGATGTTATTTGAACGAATGGATTAAATCCGTTTATTCTTTTTAATCTTACTGAATACCCTGCTTTATCATTTCCTGATGTAGAAAAAATAGTAGCACTTGTATTTGTAAGATTCTTAACTCTAGACCCACTAATATCCGATGACCAATAATAAGCATCTGTATTTATTGAGGCAAAAGAACCCGTTGTTGCTGTTCTTAATCCCGATGGAAGGGCGTTAAATCCACTTTCATTTGTTGCTCCTGTATTTGGAGCAGACCATGTGTTTGTGGATTTCATTTTCCCACCAGCTATTGTAATACCGCCTAAACAAAATGCTAAGTCGTCAAAATCGTTACCGCTTGGAATATAATATCCACTCGGAGCTAATCCCCTTGGATCATTTACAGCATAGAAATTATAAAGTTTCCCTCTACGCCAATAGGTTGCACTATCATTGTTATACCAACACCACGCCCCTGTAGTAAGAGATGCCCACGCTGCACCATTTGTAACTTCTGGGATAGGATCGCCATTTGCATAATTAGACACAGACAGATTTTCAGTTTCCCATATTCCAGATACACAAGGAGTGCCATAAGAACTAATTGAATTAGTTGTACTATCGCCAATATCAGTAACTTGTTGCAAATTGGGTTTTCTATTTAAGCTAATCCAATTATTTCCATTAAAATAAAACAATGCTGAACTATCCGTATCATATACCATAAGTCCATTAGCAGGGGAAGTTATTCCATTACGAAGTGCTGCTGACATTGTGGGCATGAGGAAGCCCCTATTATTGGAAGTTAATTGGAGTATTGCGGAAGGATTGGCGTTGGCTGCTTGGTCGCCTATTATTAAAGAACCATTAGTGGAGTTCCAAGCAAATCTTGTAGAGTCTGTGGTTAATTGCCCTGTGTTGGGGTCTATGAAAACAACTGCCGTTCTTTGGTAGACCGATGCTTGCGGATTGACTATTCGGGAACTACCGTAGACATTTACATAGGTAATTAAAATGCCCCCTAATGGTATTGCAGGGGCTAACGCATTAATAGTATCAGGGATTCCTAATCCGTAAGAAATTACATTTCCTGATGAAATGTAAATAATGTCTGTCCTATAATTTAGAGTATCTGCACGGGGGATTGGGAACAAGGCATTTGTATTCTGAGTGGTTACAACGCCATTCCTTTTCCAAATAATAGGTGCTATAATTATTGCAGAAGTGTCAATTAAATCAACACCATCAACTGAAATCAATCCGTCCAAAAATCCCGGACTATTATTGTAAACGCTATCCAAGAAGGGCTGTGCTAGGTAGAGCGTATCTTTTACGCCCGTGGTATCAACTCTGATCGGATATTTAGCATAGACGGTATCAAATGACCCACCTCCTCCTCCACCGCCGCTTCCTACTGCCACCCACCCGGTTGCGGTGCTATTTCTCATGTAAACCAAGTTGCCCACTCTGATTATGTTTCCCGGATATGTTCTGCCAAGAGATTGGTTTGCCCTAACTGTGTCTGAATAGGTAGGAATTATCAATGCGCTATCTGACTTGAATCCCCCTCTATTAAGGACTAATGTACTCGGTGCGCCTAAATTTTGATTAATAGGGAACTGAGCGTACCCAAAAAGCCATAGGAATACGGTCAGGATGATTAAAAATATCTTTCTCATAGTGTTAGGTATATGGGAATAGTTGGAAAAGTTCTCCAGTCGTGGCAGGACCAAAACAAGTGAACACTCCCGTTGTGCTATCCCAAGTATAATAACTGCCTCCCGTGTTTATGGTAGTTTGGGTAATTCCGCTTCTCACAAAAATCAAGTGGTATCCTATAAACAAAGGAATAGTAACTGTGCTTTGTCCATTTACCATAAATGAACTGTTGGAAACTTCAAACTCTATCTGAGCCGGACCAATCGGCGGAGTAATAGGAATTACTTGCCCTCCATTACCCGTTCCTGCCTGATATTCCAAAGCAAACCGCCCACAAAGCCACAATAAATAATTAGCCACCCCCTCAGCGGTTGGATTAATGTAAGCATTTGCTCCTCCTGTAAATTGAGTTACTGTTGCAGTTAGTGGCATTATATATTAGTTTCAATATAACTGACATAAATATCTACTGTGCCATCCCCAAGAGTAGGTGCGGTGGCATTACAATAAACATATAGCCCTTGGTTTTGTATCCCTCCAATCCCGGTTATATTTAAAGTGCTTCTACTAATTGAATTAATATTAAGTACGTTAAACGTATTGCTTAAAAAACTTGTTGCTTGTGCTAAAAGCGCACCTCCTGAATCAGGAAGTCCAAGGCAATAATTTAAAGTATTATTCACCGAATATGCTGTTGTTACAAAATTAAATATTGAAGTTATGCTTAGTACATTTAAAAATTTACTTGCACCGGGAGCAGCAATCAACAAAAAAGGATTACCGCTACCGTTTAAACTAAGTATATCGGCAGATGCCAAACTTACTTTTACTGTTTGAACGCCTCCGCTTGGAGTTATCACTACATCTCCCTGCGCATCAGCAGTATTCCCATTTACCGAAAGTACCAATGTGCCACTAGCGTCAGGCAGTTCGTATTTTCTGTCGTCAGAGATGTCTTTATAGGAAAGCCTTGCGTTGAAGGTAGTTGTCCCATTGTAATTCCCAAATACTGCTTGCTGGTCGGCATCTGCACTTGTACCATGCCCAAAAAAATTAACGGAATTAAAGGCATTCCCTTCTCCTGTTGAAGAGCCGAAGGCATTTACATCATCTCCAGTATTATCTTTCAAAGCTCCATTTCCGAAAGCATTTACTCTATCTCCTGTGTTATTATTTCCTGCATCTGTACCTTGCAAGTTCCTATCGTTGGTCAAATCTTTATTGAAACCTGCGGTAACTTGTTGGAGGGTAGCATTGGCATTGATGCTATCTACCGTAACCTTTTTGGTAGCAGTAGATTGTACCAAGGGTAGCTCCTCTGTACCTGCCAAAGGAAGAGTTGCGGCTGGAAGCGCAGATATTTTTACGTTTGCCATGTTATTCTAAAATTATGAAGTTATCGTTTTCGGTTATCAGATTATCGTCATTCTCTGTTATCAAAAAGTCAGCGGTAGTTATCACTACATAGATATTGTTACCTCCGTTTATAGTAGCCCCAAGACCTGCCCTTGCCGTTACCGTAATAACATTTAATGCACTAGTAGAGCCATACCCATAGGCGTTGGTGGCTAACTCAGCAGAAACATTAGTAGCGGTAATTGTGGTATCGGTATCGCCCCCGGTTATTGTGTAAAGACCCAAGGATATTACTCCATAAAACGGATCGTTTACAAAAACCTCAATAGTATCTCCTAAATCCCCTATTGTATCTATTGTTATTGCGGCTGTGGCATCTACCTCGGCTGTAGTCGGGAAGTCCTCCCATTGCCAATTTAAAGCGTCTGTAACGATTGCTATTGTATTGGGTGCGGTAGTAGCCAGCCTCTTGCCAAAAACCTCGCCATTGGCTTGATAATTAGCAGAAAGCCCTATTGATACCTTGCCAAATTCAATAATCTCATCTACAGTATAACGAGGCATAATTTAAAAATATATGGCTTGATTCTGTGCCATAAAGTTAGCACGATTTAAGCAAACTTGGGATGAATATATGTCGTTCCCTACCTCTACTGAGTTGATTGCTCCCACCACATTTGTCCAAAAAATCCCTACATTACCCCAATAGTTGTTATCCTGAATTATATTATATGTTAGCGATTGCAACTGAATAAGATAGTACAGGAATTGTTTGCTGTATTGGGAAAAACAGTAGTTAGTATTGACATCGTAAAGCACTCCACCTCCAGCATTCAGCCATTCTATCCTCACATTAAGCGCAGAGTCTTCGGTCAACAAATTAATCGTAATACTATTACCGGGATATGGGAATGGAATATAGGATGTTAAGACACCTTGCGGCACTACCGCATCCCCATTATAGTTGGTAATATAAATTACTCTTGAAACTATTAGGGGATCAGATCCTGTACTCGTATCATCAATAACCAACAAGGCAGGATTAGAGGGGATCTGCGATACTGTGAAGTTGGGGCTGAACGGCATAGTACGACAATTTTAACAAAAATAATATTTATTTGGGGTTAATTCCTAAAATTCTTCTCCTAAATGTTTTTTCTTCTTTATTATATAGCTCATCTCTTTTATAATATTTCCTCATTTTGTCGTGAGTTTCTTTGGTAGCTTGCTCGGCTGCACGACTTTTTATTTCCTTGAATTTCTCCTTGTCTATTGAAAACCCTGTTTTTTCAACTTTTTTATATATTTCGTCAATGTTTTTAACTGCTTCTTTTTCCCAAATTTCTTTGAATTTGGACTGCTCTTCTGCGGTCATTTTGCCTTCAGGATGCTTATCATTTGTGTTTACCTCTATTTTTGTTAAATCAGGCAACTTGGGGAAGTCTACATTGTTTTTCTCAAGCCATTTAATTCCTTCTGATTCTGGGAACTTTTCGCCTATTTTCTTTTCTTTAGGTTGATCACTCATCATAGTCTTAAAGAAGTCAAACATACCACCCTTCAAATACGCTTCCGCAAAATTCGTGGGCTTTACGGGCGATACTACATAAGGTTCTCCTCCTGTTGCTCCTGCCCAAAGCTGCTGCCCATCCCTGACTAATCTCCAAGGAATGGGATTCCCAATAGATGAGCCTAATAGCGTTCCAAGAGGTATTGAATGGTCTTTTGAATACAAAACTTTTAAAGCCATTTTGCCTTTATCAAACTGATCGCCCATGTTTAATGTCCCTTCAAGATATTTTATATAATCTTTTTCTGAAGCATTAGCCGCAATCATTAAAAGTGCTATTTCTGGCGTAAAAATATTTATGTATTTCCTAGCCCAAGGATTCTTTTTTATCCATTTTTCATATTCATCGTCTGCCGCTGTTCCTTTAATCAGCATAAATGTAAGGGCAGTAATCAACCCTCCTATTGCGCCCCTAGTAAGTTTATCCTTATCTTTCATTTGTTTGTAAAGAGCATCTTCCAATTCTTTCATGCCCGTTTCTGTGGTCATGTTAATCTTGGTATTATTCCTAGCCATAGAAATTAATCCACTAATTAACCCTAACCCAGTTTTTTCAGCTTTCAAAACTATCCAGTTTGTGCCGCCTCCAACAAATGGATTTATGATATTTCTATACAATACAGAGAACAAGTTTAAGTATATTGCATCTTTATATTTTTTTTCCGCTATTGCTTTTTTTCTGTCTGTTTCTATTTTCCCAGTTGCGGTGTTTACGGCTGTAGTAACCACATTGTTTGAAACATGACCTAATCCCCTTCCTGCTGCCCTATATGCTGCATTGTAAGCCGCTGTTACCATTTCTTCAGTTATGGCTTCTCCGTTTATCAAAGCGGCATTTACTATATCGGTTGCCAATCTGTTCACGAACTGAGGGCTGTCATTAAATATTTTTCTTCCTGCGCTCCTATTTACATTGTCAATTATATTTTTTGCCGTTTCCTTAGCCTTTTCAAATGACTGACCTGATATTTTTTCTGCCACATATTTTTTGGCTTCATCTACAGACATCCCTTTTACCTCTTTGCCATTTACTATCCTGTCTTTTGTCAGAATTTTTATCAAGTTATAGGTAAATTTCTGCTGGGTAATTTTTGCCTTATACGAGCTATCTACCGCATCCAAGATTGTTTTACCCATAGCCACGGACATAATACCTTGAACTAGTGCGCTATCAGGCAGTTTGTTAACGTAGGCATCAATATTCCCTGTAGTAATAAATGCGTTGCCCACATTGCCATATCCCAAGCCTTTTTGCAATACCATTTCCTTATAAATATCCCTTGCTAACTTTCTTTGTTGGGCATTTAATGTTTCGGGTATTTTCCCGGCATAGGCTATTGAAGAATAGAATCTTTCAAGAAGACCTGAGATCGGGTTCTCAAGACCTTGCTTAAATGTATTTAGCATCATCCTCTGAGATGCATCCATGTACATCCTTGTCAATTCAGTCAACTTAAATAAATTACCCCCTTCCCTTAAAGCCTCCATATTAAGTATGACCCTCATCTGCTCCTCAATAACTTGTATTGCAGTCCTTAATTGGCTTTCATTCAGCGGCTGTCCTTCAAAATTTGAATTAAACAGATTGGACATTGCTTCCCCAAGTTCTGATACTTTTTTCAGGGATTCTACGCTCATTCCGGTGAACCCTAATGTTTTTGCCAAAGCAACTTCATACTCGCTAGGGTCTTTATCAAACAGCCCGTAATTGTACATTTCTACCAACTTCCTTACGGCACTTTTTTGCTCAGGGGTAACTGCCTTTTTATTCCTAGCGTTTATTTCATTGAGAGCTTTTTCTGCTATTGAAGCGGCAAGATTGTTATACTCCTCTACAAATGCATCTTGCATCCGCAGAATTTGCTCTTCGCTGTATCCTTTATCTCTTAATGCGGCTTCTACTCTTTTTCTAATATTGTCCACGCTACCCTCTGCTCCGGCAAGTTTTTTCCAGTCAAGAACCATTCTTTTTTCAATACCTTCTTTGGTCTTGACATTTATCTCTCTGCCAAAGCCTTGCTCAATTAATGCGTTCTCTATGAACATCCGGGGAGTAGGATCAAGAGCCTCAAGGATAGCTTGTTTCTCTGCCTTTTCCTCCCTCAATCGGTCAAGGGCTTCGCTTTCTTTGGTCTTTTTCTTTTCAAACTTGTCCTTCTGACCTTTCTCAATTTGCCTATTTAAATCAAGTATTTCTTTTTCTAACCGCTTGATTTCAGAGCCTTCTTTTTTAGACTCCATTGCTCCTTCCGATACTAAGGCATCGGTAACATCTTTTCTAAATTCAGCCTCCTCAGTCCAAGTCGTTCCGTACTCTTTTTCGTAAATTGACTTGATTTCTTTTATGCCTATTTCTATAGCATCTGCCGGACTAATTCCAGCCTTTAACGCCCTCTCCATTTTCTTGTACCCCCTAGACATTGCTTCGTCAAGATCAGACCTTGACTTAAACCCTGACTTATAAGATTTGGAAGAGAGTTTAGCCATTGCCTTATTTAAGGCAGACACGGTTTTGTTTATGACCTTTTTCTTTGTTTCTGAAAACTGCTCAAATAACTTGGCTATTTCTGATTCAACCCCTTCGTCTATTTTTCTCTTTATTTCCTCCTCTTCTTTTATTTTCTCTTCTGCGGCTTTGTTGATATCAGTTGATGTTGCTTGGATGGCTTCTTCTATTTTCTTCTTATCCTCAAGTTGTTGAGTAGAGAAGAAGTTATCGGTCATCTTGCTTACATCATAACCCACCTCAGCAAATTTGCGTAACCGCCCGAAATTAATAGCCAAAGAATTGCTTCTGAGATATGCTTGAGATGCCGCCCTTACTAAGTCTTGTAATTTTTCAATACTAGGAGCGTTAGACGGGTTTTCTATCTTCTGTTTTGCAAGTTCATTTTCAAGGCTAACATATATCAATGCCTTATTTGCAGGGGGAAGATTTTCGGTTTCTAAATAGTTAAGAAGCCCGGCTACAAAATTGTCGCCAAATAGTTCCTTAGCCTTTTTTATTATATCTATACCCCTTTCAAGAGCAGGTCGTAGTTGTTGAGCCAATACCTCTTGTTCATTCCGTGCCTTTTCTCCTTCATATTTCTCAATAGTTTCTCCGCTTAAATATGTCCTAACTTCTCCAGACTTAGGTATATCGCTTGTTAATTTGTCAAATTCTGTTTTAGCCTCTTTGTTCTCAATTTTAGGCTTAGGTGCTTCTTCCGGCTCGGCAGCTTTCTCTTCCGGCTTCTTACCGCCCTTCAGTTCATTATATGCCTTTGTAATTAAATCCTTTGTTCCTTGTGAGGAATCTCCTAATTCATCTGTAATGCTCTCTATTGTATCTTCTAATGATATGCCTTCATCAAGATAGTCTTGGACTATATCTTTCATTTCAGAATAGTCTTCGCCTATATCTTGTCTTGATTTTATTGTAATTGCATTTTCGTCAAAAACAACATAATTATATCCTCTTGCCGTAGCCGAAGTTGCTCCACGGGCTATGCTTTCCGCAGGATATTTAATACCATCAATTTTAGCACGAAGTAAAAATTCTGATGCTTTCTGAGGATTATTATCAAAATAACGCTGTAATGCATCATAAATTAAATTACCGCTAGCAGGATATTCATCATCTAACAAAGTTTTTATAACCATCCCTTTTTTAAAGGGGATTCCAGTTTCTTTAAAAAGTTCACCTGCTTCTGAAGCATCAAGATATTGTATTCCCTCTTCTATTAGTTTATTTAAATCTTTTCTTGAAATATCATTTTCTTGTATAAATTGCTCTAATATCCTATTTCTAATTTCTTTTTTAGTGCGTTCAGTCCACTCCAAATATGTGTATTGATCGGGGGTCTTCCCTTCGTGAAGAGTTGCCTTGTAAATTTTCCCTTTCCCCTTTTTGCCTAATTTTTTTGTTAAAACATCAGCATAATATTCCGCTATTTCTTTTAAATCTGAAAAATATAGCCCCCACCCAAATCTTTGCGACCCCTCTCCTGTGCCTATTTTACTCATCAAAAATTCTTCAAATTCATAAGGAGAGCCTTGGAATGCCTCTATATCTTGTCTTGACTTTATTTTATTTAAATTCTTGTAAAATTCATTGTTATTTTGGGACATCGCTAAATACAACCCGTTATGCGTTGTTTTTTCTTTAGCAACTGCATCCCATATCATATGATGACCAATGTATTCAGCAAGTAAAGGGTTTATGCCAAATGCTTCCCCTACTGCACGCATCCTGCTTAATATTTCTTTTTGTAGTGGAGAAAGTGATTTATTGGATTTGGTTAATTCTTTTTCTATCTCTGCTTCTTTAGCCGTTCTTTCTCCTTGAAAAACTGCACCTCTAAGCCAGCCTTGTATTTCTCTTGCATCTATAACCCCCCTTGTGCCTATGCCTAAAAAATTAGAAACAAAACCTACTTTAGCCTGAGAAATACCCTTTAGTTTAACTATAGCGTCAAATAATTCGGATTCATTTTTAATGCCCTTTTTTAGCAAAGAATTAAATTCTGTTATGTTTGTAAGGTTAATTTGATTTTTTTCAGTTCCTCCGAAAATGTTGCTGAATTTAGATTCACCTACACCAAACATTCCAAATGGCTTCATTGATTTTGAAATAAACTGCCTGTCTATTTCGTCTATTTTGCCAGATTCTACATTTTTCAAAAATCTTTTACCCTCATCGGTAGTTAACAAGAAAGCCATTGCGCCTTCTGTTCTTATCTTATTATTTGGTTCTAAAAAAACTTCATCTACTTTTTTATTGATTGCTGATTCAAATTTTTCAATCCCAATATCGCCAGATCTAATAGAGGAAACTGCCATTAGATAGGACTTTGCAACATCCCTAGCATTTACCTTCCCTGATTTTAATTTCTCTCCCATCTCCTCAATATGCTGCATTACTCCACCTAAATAATCTGGATTATTGCTTTTAACTATTTCAATCATAGATGGAACAGAAATAAATCCTGTTTCATCATGTACTAATTGGGCTTTTGATTTTATATTTTTTGCCCTTTCTATTATTTGTTGTGCAGATTTTTGAGTCCTTGGATATAAAGAACCTGCTGCTGCAACTTGCACCGGAACTTCTTCCCCTGTTTTTTTAGAAACAAATCTTGCTTCTGGAAACACTTTGTCTACATAATATTTGCCATCTAAAACAAAAGGATTAATTCCATAAAACTTAGAATTAAATTGTTTGTGTTGATAAGTGCCTTTTTTGCTATTTTGGACATAATCCTCTTTGCTTATATTAGGATCTACAAAAAATCCGGTCAAGGTGAAATTTCCATCAGATAATTTTCTTCCGGGCGTATCTCCCTCCAATAAAGACATTACATTTTTATCTCCAAATTCTTTAAAAAATCCATCGTGATTGTACCCTTTTTCTTTAAGTTTTAATCTTAAATTTCTAGCAGGCGCACCTTCTTTTACCGTTCCTACTCCTACAAAAAATTTCTCAAAAAATGATCTCCTAATATCAAACCCGAACTTGGCTGATTTATCTTCTTTAGAAGCCCTATTGGTAATTAATAAATCAACTATCTTTTTTAATGATTCCTTTTTTGAAAAATCAGTTGTTCTTATTAAATCCGAAAGTTTGTCTAGTGAATTTGCGTATTTTTTGCCCGTTTTATTGTTAGCCTTATAATCTTCTATAAATTCAATAATTTCCTTTTTGGCTTCTGTAGTATTAAATAATTTACTAGTAGTTATTTTATTTAATACTCTTCCAAAATAATCAGCAGAATAAGCATTGCCAAACATAGCGGCAGGAGTTTGCACCATTACAAAAACTGCTACGGGCTTTCCTTTCATCTCCGGGAATTCTGCATCTCTTTTATTAGCTGCGTCTAAAACAGCCTCATAAAATGAAGATATTTTGCCATCGTTGCTTGCTGCAAATCCTATATTGTCGTTTACATTTTCAGCTATAAATGTATATCCTATACCTCCTTGCAACAAATCCTTGTCTTTTGTTACCCCTATCCCGGTTGCATCTGAATTTATAACTACAATTGCTCCTCCAGACTTTTCAACTATATCGTATAATGTTTTTTTATTTTGGGGAACATTTAAAACAATACCTGATTCTGAAGATATTTCCCAGCCAATATCAAATTTTTTAAATCCTAGATCTGATTTGTTTTTAATTTTTTCTAAAGAAACTACCCCACTTACTACCGAATCGCCTTGCTCTTTTTCTTGTAAATTTATTTCAGCACCTTCCCTTATAGCCCCAGACACTTGATTAAGAAAATCAACGAAATTCTTGAAGTCTGCTTCTGATTTGAATGGAGAGAACTTGCCATTAGTAATCCGTGTTACTAATTCATTGATTATTGCGGCTATTTTTCTTAGTGTGGTAGGTTTGTAAGTAACAGATTCTGCTTTGGTTGCAAGGATGGCTGTCAACTGAGTGAGGTATTCTTCGGGGGCTACCTCTAGTCCTGCATATCTATTCTCAAATTCTACCAATTTTTTGTCCAAGTCTTCTCTGATAACCTTGGATATTCTGTCCCTAAATTGTTTGTATGCGGCAGGATTCTCTCCAAATTGTTTTAACAGGATAGCGTGGGTTATCTCATGGGCTACCGTGGTTTCAACGGCATTACTTAGGTTAATGTCTATTCTTCCTTTTGTCTTGCCGTCTTCATCTTCCCAAAAAGAAAAATTGCCTCTTGAATTCTTTCTCCCTTTAAATTCAATCATCGCCTTATTGTAGGAGTCTGCATCTTCGTGGACATAAATATCCATATCAGGGAAGATAGACTTCAGGGTGTTGATTCCTTTTTGGGCTGCTTGAAGTATTCTCTTTTTGCTTTCTTCTTGTACTCTGTCTAGTAAATCAACGAGATCAGATTTGTTGGAAACATTGATGCCCTCTTTTGGCATTCCGGGGGCTACAGCAGCCTCTTTTCTTTCTTTTGCTTTCTTCAGTTTTTCTGCGGCTTTTGAAGGAGGGGCTACTTTTGGCTTCCCGGCAGGGGCTTCCTCTACCTTTTCTGTAGGCTCTACCTTTGCTGCTTCGGCAGGTTTGGCTTCGATTGTCGGCTCAATTTTACTAGTAGTGCTTTCTTTTGTAAATCCGTCAGTTTCTGCGAAGGCTTTCCAGTAGTCATCTTCAAGTTGTTGGGCTGATTCATACTCTTTGTTTAATAGTTCTTGTTGCTTTGTTTTTAGTTTTTTAAATTCTTTATCTATTATCCTATTGGCTAATGCTTCTGTTAAATTTAATCCGGTTAGTTCTTTAAATTTATTAGATGCTTTTATAGCAACTACTGATTCTTTTGCTTTTACCTTGCCATTTGGAAATCTAATCATGAAATTGGTAACATCTTCTGGCGTAACTTCTACTCCATAATGTTCAGATATTTCATGCGCTATAACATCAATTGGTCTACCTGATTTTTTATTAAAATAGGTTTTAGCCATTGATAGCGTAATGATATTCTTATCGGCATTTTCAGCAAAAGATTTTGATGTTGTTTGTAAGCCACCATACTCTGCAATTAGCATTTCACGGGTATTCAAACTTTCTGGTGCTTCTTTTTCTCCAATATAAATTTCTGCTACTTCTAATGGATTTTGGCTTGTTTCTATTGCGTGTTCAGAATAATCACGATAACTTCCTTCAAAGTTTGGTTCTGTTGCTTTTTCTCCTGCCAAAAAATCAAAATTTTCTTCCCATTCTTTTAATGCCTTTCTTTCTGTTCCCTTGGAAACTTCCTTGCCTGTTTTTGCATCGGCAACTATAAGTTTATCACCTACTTTTTTAATTGTCTGTTTACCTGACTTAGTAGTAAATGTTTCAGATTTGGCATTTAATTTAGGGGCTTCTTCCTTACCTAATACAGGCGATAATTTGGCTTGTTCTGTTTCTACCACTTCAGCCTGACCTTCCTCTATCTTCCTAGATTCAGCCAAAGCCCTTTCCATTGCAGATGCGTCAAATTCTCCTAGTTTGCCTACTGCTTTTTCGTAGTCTTGTGCAAGTTTTAGGAGATTGGGAGGCAAGTCTTCCGGACCTATTATTTCGCCATCCTTATCAGTAACTATTATCTCGTTGTCGTAGTCTGTGCTTATTTCGTAGTTATTGTTCTCAAACTCCCTTTCTATTTTTACCATTTCATCTGTAAATGGCTTCATCTGTTGAATAACTACATCTTGACCTACTGCTGTTTCCGGCTCGCCTTCTAAAACGGCAGGGGCTGCCTTTGCTTCGGTTGGCTTACCTAATAGTTCTTCTACTGCTTTTACTAATTCAGGATTACTGCCATCTTTCTTGGCTTTGTCATAATTAAAAACTTCCGCATCAATTTTTGTCTTTTTGTTTAATATATCATTTGCGATTCTATGATGACCGTCAAAGACATAATATTTTTCACCAACCTTAATAAGTTTAGGTTGTTCGTTGGTTACTTCTTTTATATTTCGTGATTTGCTTGCAGAGATTTCCCTTTGAGTAGGAACAATATCATTAATATCCACCATTTCAGTAGATGTTCTTTCAAATCTTTTACCCATAAATGGTCTATTACCTATTGTAGGATTAAAGAAATACCATTCAGAAGGATTTTGACCCGACACTCTTTCTTTATCCCATAACCATTGCCTATCCTCCAACGCTTTCGCCGTACTCTCTACATCTTTTAAAACGGCAGGGGCTGCTTCTGTTGTTCCTTCGCCCACAGGTTCACCGTCTGTTGGTACTGCTCCTTCAACTTTTTGTCCTTCGGCTTCTCCAGTAACTGTTGGTATAGCTTCTGCACCTGTAGGTGTAACTGCTTCACCTTGCTCAATTAATTTTGTTTTTGATTCGTAATCTTTCTTTGTCTGTTCTACCTTTTGGTTAAATGCCTCATTATCTCCAAAAGCATCTAACTTAATATCGCCCTTCCCAAGGGCATTTACAAAGCCATCATTATTAAGTGCATTTTCAGCTTCGCTATAAGTCAATACATACTGTTCGTTGTTAGGATATGTAAGAACTACATAATTGCCTTTTTTATTAGTCGTAAAGTTATTTATTTCTGTTTCGTAGCTTTTAAGTTTAGTTTCTAATGCCTTCTTCAAAATAGGGTCTTGCTCTCCTTCCAATGCCTTTTGCGTTGCATTATACTGCATTTGAAAAGCCATGAATATCTTTTGATCGGCAGGGGTAAGTCCAAGTTCCTTTGACTTTGAAATAAGCGAATTAGACTCTTGAAGGGTTTTGCCCAATTCGTCTAATGTTGCTTTATTTATATTACCTGTTGTATACAGAGAAGTCAAAAATGTAGAAGCAAAAGCATTGCCCTTTCTTTGTACCAAATCAAATACAAATTGATTCTTTTGGCTAGGTGCTAAATCCGCAAACTTTGTTTTTAAGGCGAAAGATTTAGCTTCTCTCTCAATCATTTTTTGGTCAGCGGATTTCCCTTCTGGCATTAATTCGCCTGCCGCACCCATAAGAAATACAGGGGCAATATTCAATGCAGTATTCCCTAATTTTTCATTAGTATGAAACTTTAGGGCGTTCTTATATGTGCCTGTTTCTTTTATTGATTCTTCTGCAAGATTCTGCCAATATTCAACCGGAAGCTCTGATGAAAATTCAACTGCTCCGCTTGCTAATACTCTGCCTACTACATTCTTTATCATTTTAGTAGAGCCGCCAATAAATGGAAGGGTAGAAATTACATTGAATGGGATGGCGTAATATTGGCTCTTCATTGATTCCTCTGCCGCTTTTTGAGCCGCATCTGGATCTCCTGTTTTAGCAAATACATCCGCTTTCATTCTTCCTGCTATATCAGCAGTTTCTATGGTGTTTTGTATTACACCGCCTACTAACATTTGAGATAATACTCCACCACCTATGCCTCTTGTCAAAGCCATAGCAGGCAATTCAATAGCCATAGTTGGAAGCATAGACCCAGCCAGTTGTCCCCCTGACCTTGCCAATTTTTGAAAATCTAATATATCACTAAGAGATTTTAATTCAGGACTTCCTACCTCAAAGTTTTTTTCCAAATAATCCCCAAATACAGAGCCTGCATCAAAGCCCATAGATGTAGATATTCCTTTTATACTTCCACCCAAAGAAGCCAAAGTAGATCTAAAAAAATTTACTGCCGGGCTTGTATTAGTATTACTAATTATTTCTTTTAATTCTTCGTTTTTATTTAAAACATCGCTATACGCTTGTTTGTATAATCTTTCTGATCTTTCTGCTAACTGAGGATTAGCCCTAAATACGCTATAATATTTCTGTAACTCCTTGTTGTATTTGTCGTATGCTAATCTTGATATTTCATCAATTTGCCTTCTATATCTTGCGTTAGCTTTATTGGCTATTAAATGCTGCTTTGATATAAAATCATTACTCAGCTTTTCTGCCGTTGCCCCTAATTGAGTAGATTGTTTTTTTAGATTATCTGAATCAATTAAATATTGATTGTATTGTTGCTGATCTCCTATAAATTTATTATCAACTATTAAGCCTTGATATTTTTGTTTAAATGCCTCGTCTGCTATTTTAAATTGCTGAGATAATTTATCTACTTCTCCTTTTAACTCTTGGTTTAAAATATCTACATCTTGCTTTTGCTTATTTTGAACTTCAAGTTTTATAGTGTTCGCTTGTTGATTTAATCCAGAAAGAATTTCTTTTCCTTTTTCAAATCCTTTTTCTATTTCATATTTTTCACCGCCTATTTTTAATTTTTCTTTTGTTGGAGTCAAATCGGCATCATAACTTCTCCCAGTTTCTTTTTGATATAGTTCTTTAAATTTTTTGATTACTTCTGGCTCAATTAATTTGTGGGAAACGGCTGCTTTTATTTCATTATATACCAATGTTTTGAAATTGCCTGTTTCATTTACACCTATTTTTTTGGCTAATTCTCTTGAATATTTGTCTATTTTATTTACATCGGTTATAGGAAGACCTGTAGAAATAGACGTATCAGTAAATTGATCGTAATTATCTTTAGCGTATTTAGAAATCTTCTCTAGCTGAGGCTTTAATGATGCAAGAGAAGCATCAGCCCTTTGTTTGTATCGGGAAAGATCTTGTTCTGAATTTTTTATTGCGCCTTCTGACCAAGAATAACTTAATTTCTTGTCTTGTTCTTTAGGTTGCTCTACTCCGGGTATTATATTGCCGACTGCTTTTAATATTCTGCTACCAATTCCAAAAATTTCCTTTTCAGGATTAAAGTCTGTAGTAGTATTTTCGTCTACTATTTTAGTGTGACTTTTATCTCTTTTAGCAAAATCAAGCCATGCATTTTCGTAATTCCTAATAATACCGTATTCCTCTCCATTAAAAAGAAGTGGTTCTCCTTCTCGCTTAGGCATTGGCTTTTTTCCCTCTACTATTGGACCGGGGAGGGATTGTGCTTGCTTTTGCTTGACTTGTTGGATCGCTGAAGGAAATATTCCAGATTCTGACATTGATACGCCACCCTTTAAGCCATCTGTAGGCTGCGTTAAATCTGTTGACGCTACTTTTTTTTTTATCACTTCGTCAAAAGCAGAAAAGTCCTCTTGTGGCATTGCCGATGCCTTAGTAGGACTTTTTTTAGCCTTTTCAATTACTTCGTCAAATGCTGAAAAATCTTCTGATTGAACTGGCATTATTTTATTTTATTTGCTTTTTTGAGTATTTGAACTGCCTTATCTATGCTATATCCCTTTTTATTTGCAAACGCTTTGATTGCACTTTGAATGGTTGCATCGTAATTTGATAAAATGTTTGATTTTGCCTTTGGTTTCTGCTCGATTGTATAGGGAGTTTTCTTTGTATATACATCTTGCATCCATTTAACCACTCCCCTATCAAAGCTACCTATATCTTCTACACTAATACTAGAAGGCTTCCCGTTTACTACTGTTATTTGATAATTATCTACATTGTCAGGATCAAACGCTTTTACATTTGAAGCCATCAATCCGACTAATTTACCCGATACTTTGTCTTTGGGGAATGTTATTACTGCATCAGTAACCTCATCTCCATTTTGGTCATAAATTACGCCGCCCTCTGCTCTATAATTAGTTCCCGGTATATCTCCGTCAGAAATCTCATCAAGCAAATTTCCTCCACTTTCTGTTTGCTCTGTTTTTTTAGCCAAGGATTGACGAAGATACATTTTCTTCAAATCTGCTGCTGTTTTAAGTCCAAGCATATATTTCTGCCTTGCTGTAACATCTTCTGTTGGCTTGCCTACTACTTTAGGCGCACCCTTTTTCACTATTGTATTGGCAACAAAAAGGTCTTTGGGATTATCTATTGCCCTTCCATAAATCCTTTGGAAGTTATCATTTAGCTTATTAAATGTTTCTGTGTTTTTGGGGTCTTTAATCCAAGTGCTATATGGGAAAGATTTTTTCCAGCTAAATTCCAACGAATCATCTTCATCATATAATCTTGCTGCATTATCTCCAATGTTACGCAGGGCGTTGTCGCTATAAGAAGAAATGCTTTCTGTTATTTGTCCAAATTGTCTTGTATTATCTGGTCTTGTTTTAGACTCAAACTTATCGTAGTTTATGCCCTTGGAGGCAAGGTCCATATCCGCTTCAAGTTCCTTTCCTGTTTTTATCTTTGGACCGTATTCAAACTGAGTAATATCCAATGAGCGGAATGCAGGATTTTTTACCACTTGACCTGTTGGATCAATAGTAAACATTGATTCGTTATGCCCTTGTATCCCTAATTTCTGCCCAGTTGCAGGATCAATCAAAGGCATCCCATTATCGTCAAACCCCAATGTTTTAGGAGTAAACCTTTGAACCATTTCAGGCTTGTTCATGTACAGATTAGCCAATTGCTTTGAGGATTCCCCTTCTGCTTTGCTTGCTTGCGCTATTTGTATGGGTAAAGCGGCTAGTTCTTGAGCCTGCCTAGTAAGTTGGGGGTTCTTGCCACTAGCAAGTTCCTTTCTATTTATTAATGAAAAGTCTTTGTAATTGGAAACTGCTTTATCAAAAGCAGGTAATTCTTGTTTCCTTACGCCTGCCGGATTAAATGTTTTTGGAAGGTCAGTAAAATATTTATCCAAGGCTTCTGCCTTAGCATTTTCTCTTGCCTTTTGCCTAAGATAAAAATCAGTAGCTGCTGTACTATCTACCTTAAACGCACCACCATAAAGCTCAGGATGTAATCTTACTGGCATTTTTTGTCTTTTAATAATTACATTGACCAACCTCTCCTTCTCTTACTCAAAATATTATATAGGTTAGTTTCTTGACCTTCCGGCATATTAAATTCGGTTATTTGGTCGGGGACTAATTGCCGCTGACCTCTTAATGATTTACTTGTTATTGGAGATATTGCACCAGATTCTATTAATTCGCTAGGTTTCATTGGCTTTTCTAATTTACTTTTACCAAAAAGCCCTGAATCCGATCCAGCCATAGCCACCCTGCCTGCATTTATAGCTGCTGATGTAATATTAGATAATGCAGCTCTTTTCTCAATTGCCTCTTGACCAGCTTTTTGAGCAGCAGTAGCAACCATATTTGCCTGTTTCTGTCTTTTACTTTCAAAGATTTTACCCTGATCTGATGCCTGTAATTGAGCGGCTCTAGACAATTCCCCCATTCGCCTATTTTTTTCTCTTTCTGCACCTTCATAAATTCTTTGCATCCCAAGATTTTGTCTATCATATAAATTAGCCAATAACCCCTGCCCTCCCGGTCTGCTTGCAGCGTAAGACAATATATTAGACATATTTCGGGCTTGCTCTCTTTGAGCCAATTTTGTTGACTCTAATTGACCCAACCCAACATTTGCCCTTTGCAAAGCCTGTTGATAATTTCTAGCTATTTCAGGACTGCCTCCATATACAGGCATTTTGGCTAATTCTTGTTCAAATTTTCTTTCCGCATCTTTTTTGCCCCCAAGCTGAAAAAGACCCGTTACCCCTTGTACTATTGAAGGTATAAACGGCAAAATACCCGGTAGTGGCATAGTATCTAATTTTTAATTAACAATACTGTTTTTGTATCAATATCTTCTTCTACTTTTTTCATTCCGTGCCTTTCCAAATGCTTTATCGCTCTTGTGTTGTAGTTGTATAGTACGCACTTGAAGGTGTCGCCAAGTTCTTTTTTCACCAATTCAAACCACCCTGAAAGCACTTCTTTCTTCCTGCTATTTTTCTCTATTGCGAAGCTATATAAGAAGTCATCAAATGTAATAAAATAGCCTACGGGCTTCTTGTGGTGTAGTATCTTGTAGTAATTCAACTTGAAGGACTGTCCTAATTCATGGACATATTGAAGAGTGGTAAGTACCGCCGCTTCGTGGTTCACCCTTTCGGGAGCGTAATATTTATCAAACAATTCGGTATCCCCTTGATAGGTCATATCTACCAATTTAGGAAGTTCGGGTTTTGATATTTTCTTGGCTGTTATCATCTTAGATTAAGGGGTGATTCCTTATAGTTCAAAGATACTGCATTCAGATAAACAAAAGTAGAGGCTTGGTCTTTTTTGAAGCGCACAATCAGGTAGTTCCCGTGCATTATAGCTCCGTTGATAAGCCCTCCCTTGCTGTTTATATCCCTAAATATGGCTGAGTAATATTGCCCCTCTAATAGCTTAAATCTAGCTGCTGAAATAGCCGTAAGTTGGGGTGTTCCAGAATAGCTATCAAGCTGAGATACTATAGCAGGACACTCCCAAGCCGTATTAGCCGATTCCATTATGGACAGGAAGTATTTCTTCATCAGGGGCGTTTCGTTAAATACCACCTGTACTTCAGCCGAATATTGAGTATTATAGAAGTTGCAGAACGCCGGAGTGCCGGAAATCGGATCGGGGGTAAGGTGCTTCCATATTTGTCCTGCCTTGAAGGAGAAGAATAAATTGTTCAGCGCACCCATATTTTCCGGCAAGAAAGACAGGAAAGACTCAAAGCCTTCTTTATTAGTAGCCGTTTCAAGGAATGCTATGGTTTTAGCATCTTGTATAACTGCTGGCGTAGAATCGTATATCTCCTCCATAGCAATTATATACTTATTCGTATAAGCATCGAAAGCCCCGTATATAGTTGACTTACCTGTGGTTGGAATAAATGCGTCTTTATATTTTGCTATTCTTGGAACGAAAAAGGCATTCATTTTGTAAACTATGGAGATAGGAGTCATGCCGTTCTGCGCCAGTCGCACTACCACCCCTTTATTCCCGTCTATAAAATACTTGGCATTCTTACCATAAGCAAAGCTCTCAGGGAACTCGCCTATCCCATAACCACCCTGATAGGGGTACACTATCTTGTTAAGCAGTTTATCGCTTTGGGCAGACAGCGGATTCCCGGCAGTATCCCTAACTATTTGCGTAAGAACTGTTACTACCCCTACATCAAACTGTTGGAATATGTACTGATTCCTGCCCTCTATGAACATCTTTTTGATAGAGCCACGGCTACGGTCATACACATCAAAGTTCTCTTCGTAAAATCTGTTAGTATTATTTATTGTAGTACCCGGCTGAAATTCATCGCCAAAACGGATTAATGCAGGATTAAATAATTGGGCGGCATTTGGCTCTACTTTCCAAGCCCTTCCGTTTGGAGTAGCTGAACTATCGTATGTATCAGAGAAGTTGGGGTCAATTATGCCTTGCCTAATTATCCTATCGTTTTGATATACATTTATTGTCCAATTAACTATTGAAATATCAACTGTTCCTGTAGTTGGATTTGTAAAATCAACCCCTATATATGTAACGCCTATTGCCGTATTTAAATTTATACTGTATGATATTTCTTTTTGAACTCCAGCAACAGTTGGTCCAATATCAATTGTTACTAAAGTAGATGATGGGAGTGGATATGTTCCAAATCTTAAAAAAATTTGCCCTGCCGAAAATGTTGTATTAGGAATAAATTTTAAATTTCCTTTTATTAAAAAGGAATATGTTTTAGATGTATCAATTATTGCTAAAAAAGATGAAAGAACTGCGGCAGGAGCTACATCAGCTATAGGGCTATAATCAGAATTGCTATTCGTATCTCTTACTAATGTACCACCTAAGCATCCTATTGATGATTGAAGCCCAGCGGTCATATTCCAAGACAAAACTCCATTTAACGGAATATTCCTAAACCTAAAATAAGCATCTCCTTTATAAAATTCATATAATGCAGGAGTGACTAAATTAGCCGTTTGGTTTTGCGTCATGCCTTGATGGTAGGCTAAAGCAGTTCCGGGATTCCCTACGATATACCTTTCTCCAAATTCGTAATAAAGATTAAACTCGTTAGAATAACTAAGCGCAGGAGAATATATCTGTATAAAGTAATTGGCAAATTCATTGCCTCCAAAATCAAAAGTAGAACTTGTTGTCGGAAGATATATCTTTAAAAGCTGCCCTGTAACAACTACGCCATTTATAGTAGGATTTGTTACGCTTTCTAATATTTGAAAATCTTTACTAACATAAATTTCATCTGTTGTTGTTCCGGGATAAATCAATTTGATAAATCTTATCCTATCCCCAACTGTAAACTCGTAACCCAATGTTTTTAATTCAGGGTTATCAACTATTGCGTCAGTTAGATTTGTAATAGATATATAAGCATATTGATACCCTAATGTATTCGCCGCATTGTCTTTATATGTCCTATCGCTACACCAATAAAGAAAGTTTGACTTGGATAGATTTTTAGTTCTTACTATTTGAAAATAATAAGCCCATTCTGGTGGTCTGCTTTCAATGGTAAATCTTTCTAACGGCAGTTTGGGTATATAATAAGGAGTAACAAAGGCTTCAGAATAAGAATCGGTTTGAAACATACTACCTCCGACTAATTGAGGGTCTTGTTCTGTTATTGTTACCCGGTGAACACCTGTTGATAATTGAAAATTCCAAGTTCCGGGAGAAGTATGAGTAACAAATATTTCTAAATAATCCCCAGTATTAAATGTAACATTTAGGGGGATTATATTCAAGTCAAATTGGACAGGTGTTGTTGGATTTGGACTTCCTCCAGCCCATACACTAGTAGAACTAACGGTTACGCCATTTATCCTTACATCCATAAAAAAAGGCGTTCCTCCTACATAAGTGTATTCCCCAACAATCCTCATGTTCAATATTCCGCTAAATGCTGCCCCGGTATTTGTAAATCTTGTGTTCCCTAAACTTGGGGTAAAATTTCCAATAATAGTTTGAATAGGATATGGTACTGCTTTTTGAGTTCCATCAAATGGCGGTACTATGTTTTGATAATTAAAAGATGCTGTAGATAAATTAAGTGCGTTTGACTCTACTATAGTTGTTTGTGATATTGTTGTAAACACCCCATTAGTCCGTCCTTTCTCATCAAAATAAACTACTCCGTATGCATATTTTGAACTCCAGTCGTATGCAAAAACAGAATTTTGGCTTGCGGTGTATGGAGTAAGCCCAGAATACACTACCGATTTTTTAACGATAGAGCTATTGTTTTGTTTAATTACAAGCGTATTTGAAGTAGAACTTAAAACTGTAAAACCACCTGCAACAGCAGAAGTACTCAGCTTTGTTATCATTCCGGCAATAGTGTCTGGAGGGTTTGCCGAAGTAGCTGTTATTGTATATGGAACATTGCTGACCGTAACAAAAATATTAACTTGGTCGTTTGAGGAAACATTGCCGCCAAGAATTATCTTTATATTCCCCGAACCAAAAGCAGGTTCTGCGTCTTGATACGCAACGGCAAGTAAATAACTATTGTTTAATTCAGAAGATAAAGAAGTGAGATTAGTTGTTTCGTAATTAGGCTCAATTAAATTATACCCTTCTGTAATAGCCCCATAATCCAATACATTACCATTTGGTAGCGATTGGGTATATGCTTTGAGTGGAACTATATCAAAAGGCTGAATGCTCTCCTTTATAGGTATTATGTTGTACGCTTGATCATTGTAGAATTTGAATGTAGCGACATCGTTGCTATTCAACCCCAATTCAGCCTTGTCAATAACCTGAATCAAAAAATAATCAGAGAATGTCACTCCTTGGCTTTGAGCAGCCAACAACTCAATCTTTTTAACATTAAATGCCCCTGTCTGAAATACTATAAATATAGTAGAGTTTTTGGTGGGGTCAGTATATACAGCAGGTGTAGTATAATTGAAGGGAATAGGTATCTCGCTTTGTGCGCTTGTTACGCTTTTCTCCAAGTCATCAAATACAAATCTATACTTAAACTTAAACTGATTGTTGTTTAGGTTGTTAATTGTAACCGTATTGTCGTTCTCATAAACGCAATAAGGAGGTGCAGATGGTGGTTCTTTGGCTACATCAAGATAGCTGCTAACTATTACGCCATAATTACCTAATACCGCTGTCTGCACATTGATTTTTCTAGGGGGATTTAACCCATCTGTCCAATAAAGCAAATCTCCTTCTTCGTCACGATAGATTATGTCTATGTGGTTGATCTTCCAAGAGGGATCAAAGTTGAGGACGTTTACACTCCCTGTATCTGTTAGGTTCTTTATTACTTTGACAATAGTGTTTAGGGTAGCATCGTAGTAAGTTATTTCGTGATAGCCATTGCTATTCCATACGAATATATACTGCCTGTTTCTAACCTTATCTGCGTAGTTGCCAATTACTTTATTTGTACCTGCTGAGAAGGCATAATTTACTACCTCGTTCCCCGGAACATTCGCAATAATTTCATCATTGCCTGCGCCTTGGGAATCCCTAGTTACATTTAATGCGTCCGAATAATCTCCAGCAGGTAGCCTAAAAGGGCTATCGTCTTGGTTCAATTTACCGGAAAATCCCCTTGCTTGTATCACTTAATTACATTTTAAATATGCGCCCAAGTTTTTCTTTTTAAAATTCCTCTTATATTGCTATGGGTAACATTGTATTTTCTTGCTAGCTCCGCTTTGGTATAATATTTTATATTTTCTCTAATGTATAATACATCTTTTTCCGTTAAAATGCTTTTCCAATGGTTTTCTCCAGTTTTTATTGTTCTTAATTTGTTTACCCAAGCATGATCTAAATTTTCTTTCAAAGTATTCCATTCTAAGTTTTCAACCCTATTGTCGTCTTTTATTCCATTTATATGATTTACTGTCTTTTTATTTTCTAAATTAGGTATAAATGCTTGAGCAACTAATCTATGCACACTAATTAATTTAGGCTTATTGTCTTTTGAAAGCCAAACTTGGAGATATTTACTCGTGCAATAATTTTGTTTAGCTATGGTTTCAGGTTTGCTTCTTTTGCTTTTTTTATTACCGCATATCCATGTTTTGGGCAAACTTTTTACCCTACCTAAATTACTAACTTCATACAACCCTTCATAACCAACTACTGGTTTCCAGACTTCTTGATTCATATTACATTTTTACAGTAAGTCGAGTTTGTTCAAGATTCCATTGATATGCTGCTTCCAAGTCCACAGGTCTGTACCTTGCATTTGCTACACGCCTTTCGTTGTGGTACTGCCGCTTTCTTTGCTCTTTATCCCCTAGTCCACCCTTGCGGCTATTAGGCATAAACGCAATGTCGTTGTATGCTATGTACCACATTAAGGCTGTTTTGAATTGGATGGGAATATAGTAGTCATCTCCTTGTCTTGGGCAGGCAATATATTCAAGCATGATATACTCATAGCCGAAGTTTTCGTTCAATAAGATTACTCCGTTGTGATTATCTACCTTGAAGCTGCCTACGAAGGGAGAGCCGCTTGGAATGCCATATAGATTGGAAATAGCCCCATTGTTCCAGTAATTATACCAAATAGGTGTATTGAACTGAATGAGGTCAAGTATAGTGGAATCTTGAGTTTTTTCTAGCCTGTTAGGAAGCAGGTCTGCGTATGTAGTAAGGTTGTTGTTATACCCCATAGGTATAATTTCACCTTTACTATTCAGTACTCCTACCTTTGAGTAATTAAGATAATCGTCAGGAAGATTAACTGTAAGGTTTGAGTTGACGGGGAGCTTTACTGATTTGACCTGATAAAAGAAATCAAGCCCCATCTCTTCCATCCCTGAAAATGCAATTTGCCAGCACTTAAAATATTTATGGATTCCCTGCTCTGAGCGATCCAAGTACATATTTACAACTGTATCAATAGACACATATTGCTGGTGTGTGTTTTGCATTTTGCATAGGTTTAGAGTGTTGCTAATATAGCACTTTCGTCCATAAGATAGTGGGATTGTCCTTCTATTTTTATTTCTGTTCCCCACTTATGTACCCGGAAACCTATATCGCCTTTTTTAAGACGCATGGGGCGTGATTTTGTTCCTTCGCCCACTTCTACTATTTCGCCTTTATCTGATTCAGCTCTAAAGCTATCCGGTACGATAATGCCACCTTCTGTTTTTTCGTCTTTCAGAAAGGGCTTAAATAAAATGTAGTTTTTAATCGGCTTCATTTAATTCTTTTTGTATTCTCCTTCTGCCCATTTACGAGCATTGTCTTTGTTTTTAAAAAAATACACTTCGCCTCTTAATTTTGCGGTATCCATTGCTTCTCTGCCCTTTAATTCTATCCAATCTTTTGCATCATGGGACTTTGTTCCTATTCTTTCCTTAGGGAATACGGTTGGGAAAGCTACTGCTCCACCATCCGTTTCAGCGTATGCCATTTTGTGCGAAGACCTTGTTCCATCAGCGTTTTGCCTATATTGTTCTTTTACCATTTCCCACCTTTTAGCCTTTTGCCTTAATTCATCATTCCCATCATTGGGAACTATTTTTTTCTTAGCTGTAATAATATTGGTTTTAACTGGCATGGCTTAATATTATGCTGTTCTAATTGCGTCTGATCCATCATTCGATACATCCTGAATTTGCTGCCTTGCCAACATAAGTTGCTTGGTAACATAGTCCACTATAATCGGAATGTAATCGTCAGATATGTTTAATGTGCTTGAAAGGTTTGTGCTATCTCCTCCAGATACTATTGTAACGGAGGCAGTATATTGGTTTAGTATGTTGGTGCTTAAAATAAAAGCTGCATTCCCTTCATAGTACCCTAATGTCTTGTTCGGGATAATAGGGAGCGACTTGTAGTAGGCTACTTGATATTGAGTAAGCCAAATAATGGGCATACTTACCTCTCCTTGGCTGCTCTTTAATTTTAGCATAGAAACCCCCTCGTTTTTGCCTACTGCTAGGGGTACTTCAGGGAGGGCTACCTTCCATACATTCTGCTCATCTAGGGTTATCGGGATAGCCTTAAATGTAGTATAGAAGCTGTTGTTTATATAGCCAATCCCATCCAACTGAATAGAGTCCCTGTATAGCTGCTTTACTGCTAGACCAATACCTTGATTAATCATTTGATTAACCAAGTTAGGAGTGATACTAGCATCGTCTGATGGTTGAGTGCCATAGACCTGCCTAATAATCTGCTCTATCAGTTGACCTCTTGTCATTGACCTTGATTTTTAATTATGGCAGAATATTGCTCTACGGTGTTTAATTGTAGGTTTACGCCTATCAGACTGAGCGACCTAATGATTATCTCAAGCATAGAAGCGTTATCCCAAACAGGATCAAATGATACTATAGGGCTGCTTAAAACGCCGCCTGTGCCATCACCCGTAAGCGTTATTGTGGGCGTAGTATTAGCGTATCCGCTACCGTAATTAACCATTTGTATCTCGGTTATTGCGCCTGAATTTAGAATTACATTTGCGGTAGCCTGAACACCACCTGCCGGAGGCGCAGAAAAAGTTACAGATGCCGTAGTATATCCCGTGCCTCCTGCTATAACATTTACTCCTTGAATACCTGTAGTATATTGAGGAATACCATTCCCATCTAGCACATACGCCCAAACTATGTCGGGGGGATTAGATACATAACTCAGTCTTGCTGCACCTAATGAATCTGGGTAAATTAAAAAATTGTTCTCGTCAAGCATATAAATAGGATTGCTTGAAACGGGATCAATAACTGAGTTGTAAAAAGAATAGAAATAATCTTGCTGAACTGCCCTGACTCTTTTCCCATCGGCAGTAAGCATTGCATCTACTTGAAGATAATCGGCGGGATATGCGGATTGCCCTGCATTTGGGAATGGGAAACTTACTGGTGTTGGGGTCAAATTAGTCCACTTAATAATAGGGGTTAGTCTTGTCCTAACTACCATATTCTGCCCAAGCTCTACACGGGCAAATGGTCTTCCGGGGGTGTATGATTGAAAAGAACCAAGTAAATAAGAAACGTATGACCGCTGCGCCTGATTAATTGTTACAAAAAAATCTTCTGGGCTGACATATCCCTGACTATTATTTTTCGCTGTAGCGTAAAGAATTAGGTCATACGTTTCTTGGGCGGTCATCTTTAATTATCATTTAATTGCTTGTAGAATTGCCTTCCCTCTTCTGAGTTAGTCAAAGCTAATTCTGTCAAGTAATCGGCTGGTTGCCTTCCGCTAGGAATAATCCCAATCAGTCCTCCACCCTTACTCCAAAATGCTCTGCCGGGTTGGCTTCCAATGTCAATTTTCGCAGACAATATTAACTTTTTTATTTGATAGTTGACCTCTATTTCTTTAGATTTATTATTGACCAAATCTTGAAACTGTCTTGGATTCCTTTTTGCATAAAGCATAAGTTCTTTACGCAGGGCAGCAGGTGTCTTTGGTTCTCCAATTTCATCTACCATAGAAAGTTTCAAGAAGCTAGAATATTTACGCAGAGACACTTCATCAAGTTCCCTTGCTATAATAGCCATATCAATTTCCAAACTTTCTCTTTCAAGAGCCTCTGCGGATTGCTTGACGGGATCGTATTCAAAAAACTCAAACTTGCTGCCTTGCTTTTTGTTAGGATTACCGATATTGTGTCGGCTCAATCTGGCAAACTGCAAGGCAGTTTTATCCCAGTCAGGAATACGCAAAATCTTTTGCCCTCTTGGGAATACTAAACTTTTGCTGTTTTGCCTTACATAATCGGCATCCAAGTGTTTTTGATCTTTAATCCAAACTGAATCTACCCCAACTAAAAGCCTCATTCTCTCTTCCTTGCCTGTGTCCGGGTTAATCACATCATCAATGTTCGGGATGTAAGTTCCACCCTTCTTTTTGGTATCTACCAATTTAAAAATGTGGTATTTGGTTGTTGTTGATTGGGCGTGGGCATCTGCCACAGCCATCATTGAAATCTCCTCTTGTACTTGAGAAGTTTTTTGTGTTTCTACGCCTTGCGAGAATTGCACATCTTTTAATCTTGCCATTGTTTTTTGGTTTTTAACTTTTAAGGCTTATGCCTCCCACATACATGGGATATTTTTGAAAATAGGGAGGCAGGTCGCCCTACCTCCCATTTATCTTGCAAACTGTTGTTTATCAAGAAGCCTGAACAATAACGAACTGATTGGCAGCTACAACACGAGGACCACGGTAGGTAATCATCTCAATGTTGTCGGTCATTGTTCCGGTTGACGGGTTCTGTGAACCACCACCCCATTGCCATACACGAATACCGTTACCAACAGTACCGCCTTTCGGGGGTTGCTGATACATAACTGTGATGTTCTTGTAGGATTTGGTTACGTTCTTAGCGTCACGGGCTTCACCTTGAGGGCAGATCATGCCGAAGTTACGGAAGAAGTCAGTTTGCGGAGTAAGACCTGTGGTCATCTCGGTGTTAAACTGCTTGTACTTCTTTACTTTGAACATATAGCCATCAATGCGGAGGCTTTCTACGCCATAGTTGATAGCGGCTTCTTCGGACTTTTCGTTAGAACCCCAAACGTATGCTCCGGCAGGATATTCCTTAAAGAGTCCGTCTGAGAAGTTCTGACGCTGATAGATGTCTTGCAGCCACATATTGTCATTGGCGCATCCGTTAACATCCATGATACGAGTAATCTCGTGGAGTTTAGCGATGTCCAAAGTACCGGGCGTATAACCTACTGTTTCGCCGTCAGCAAGTACACGAGGAATGATACCTTCTGTACCTACGGAACTAGCTTGTGCGCCAGTAAGATTGGTGTTGTTTTGGATGTTACCACGCATCATCTTAAACTCTACGTTGTTGATGAAACGTTGGTTGCTCTTAACAAGACCTTTGTAGGTGAAGTAAGAAGTACCTGCTTGTGCGCCACCTGCCATGTCCTGACCAGAAACGCCGCTATTGTAGAAAATCTCGGTCATTTCAGCCAAATCAGAAGCAGACCAGCTTTCACGCATCTCGGTAATGTTGTTGTTGTACTGCTCGTCTAAGTGAATCAGCGGATTGATGCTTGTAGAAGCCTCACCTGCGTCCATATCGCCGCCGAACAAAAGTACATCAGTACTCAACAAATTGCTGCTTCCTGCTGAATTAAGAGATGTGCCTGTGATTTTAGGAACAACTGTAAATTGGAAAGCCCCCGGAGTTGCTGGATTTACATTCGTGATAACACCTTCTACGTTAGTAGATGCCACACGAACTGTTTCGCCAACACGGAGGGGAGATTGAGTACCGCTATTGTAGTGGCTATCAGATGCAAGCGTAAAAGTTACAGGAATTGTCGGAGTGCTTGCGGCAGTATTGGCATCAATTTGTACGCCTACTTGCAGTTTGCCACGGCTTTCAAACCAGAAGAAGTTACGGTTTTTTACTTCTTCCATTCCACCGTAGGTAGCAAGCCACCAAGTGAAGTCTTCGTTGCCGTACTTTTCAACGTATTGCTTATAGTACTGGGGGGTAAGAAGCTGAAGATCGGAGATCAACTGCCTGTTTACATACGGGTTACTAATTGCACCCGGCTGTAAGATATTTGAGGTTGGGATACCAGCCATGATTTTAAAATTTAATGATTAATAAATGGTTTATTTAGCAAACATTACCGCCGCCAATTTATCCATTTCGGATTGTTGATTATTGGGGCTAAATGTGCCGCTATTTGTGCTGCTTAAATTGATGTTGCTTTGCTTTTTTAGGTGCATTGCTAATCTCTTGTTTGCAGCGTCATTTACATACTTCTGAGCGATTTTGCCTTCGTTTTGAAGCAGAAAAAGATCCTTCGTCATCTGCTTTGTGTTTAGAGTACCATCGTCATTTACCCATCTTTGGGCAAAAATTACATTGGCATCTAGATTGTTTTCGGCGAATTCACGCAGTTGTTCTGTAACTATTTGTCTTTCTTCTTGGGAAGGTGTATAAGCAACATTAAAATCCACTCCTTCGTCTTTTACTGTTGCGCTAAACCCATCAAACGAATTGACAACTTCGTTGGCAGAAACGAAAAAGTCATTAATATATTTCTTTTGCGCCTCTATTTCTTCTTGTGTAAAGGTACTTTGTTTTGGAGAGATTTCAGGCAAAACGAGTTGGCTTTTGATTTTCTCCAATTCGGGCTTTGCAAGTTTGGCTTCAATAACCAAACGCTTCTCTATCTCATTAACCTTGCTCTCCCAATTCGCTACCCTTTGTTCGTATTCTGAATCAAGTTCATCGTAATTTTGTTCCGGTTTTTCGGGGATGTTGAACTTCTCCTTAAACAGGAACTCAATTTCGTCTTGCTCTAATTCCTTGTTCTTTTGATACATACTCAGCTTGATAATCTCAGCGGCTGTATTTGCATCTTTGATGTCGGCATTTGCCAACTTCTCTATTTTCTTTTTTTCTTGCAAGAAAGCCAACAAGTCATCCTCTTTCTGCTCTTTTGCGTATTCATAATACTTCCGGCTTTCTTCGTTTTCAAACTTTAATGAAGAACTTTCTTTAGACTTTTTAAGTTGCTCAATTTCCGATGCAGCCGTGTCCCAGTCATCAAATCCTAGTTTTTGCTTTAGGTATTCGTTAGCATCATAAATTTCTTCATCAGCCTCTTCTTGCTGTTGCTCTTGTTCTTGTTGGGGTTGGAATTGTTCGTTAGATCCGGTTTCTTTTACTTCCGGCTCTGCCCAATTTTGTTCTGAAAACGGATTGGATAGATTCGCTTGGTCTAGTGTGGCTTGTTCTGTTGTGGCTTGTTCCGACATATATTTATTGGTTTTTAGCTAAGTGTAAGTAGATATTGCGTCTTGGCAAAAAGACCGCTTAGTTCTTGAGCAGTATTTGATATGTCGCAATAGTTTTTATCTTCTGCAAACTTCTCAAGTTCATAGGCAAATTTCAGTCCTTCTTTCACCATATCGGTTAGTGCATCTTGGCTATATGCAGGAATATCGCCAACCTTTACTTTACCAAGCCTTTTGCCATTCATATATCCCATCAAAAGTTCAGGAATGTCATCCCTAAACTCAAGCAAGCCTTCGTATAGCTTACCCAATGCACCATGTTCTGCAAAAGACCTTGTATCGTGGTGGAATACATGGGCGGCATCTGAAAAATAAAACAGCTTGCTTCTTATTTCTTCTGGAGTCATTTTATGATATTTTAGTTAGCATTACCAATAACTTAGATACATCATCATCACAAGTAATTTTTATGTATCTGCCCACAACATTGAATTTGATAATACCGCCATCTGCTACACCAGTATTAAGACTTGTTGAAGTTGCACCATTTGTTCTTAATCCGTATGCATCTACAAAATTTGCCGCAGAAACTGCGCTCCCATCACTAACCCCTTGTATCGCTCCGCTATCTATTGTACTTTGAAAAGATGCCGCTGCCCCAATAGGCTGTACTAGGCAATAGTCATAATTACTTACATCAATTACTACTGTATTACTATTTGCATTTGCTTCTTCAGCTAAATCTAAATATTGTGCTAACATTTTTTTATTATTTTATGGGTTATATGTTTCTACTGTTTCTCCTGATTCAAGATAGCCGGGGGCGGTTGCAAAAGTCAAATTGGGTTGAATGGGTGACACCTTAAAAGAATTTCCATAAAAATCTATAGAATGGATTGTGCCAAGTGTAGTTCCCCCATCGCAGGTTACGGTTTCTCCTACGGTAAATTGTTGCATTGCTGCTATATCACTTGCGCCAACCGTTACAATTGCTGCTTGCCCCCTCAAGGCTTGGGAATCTTTTGTATTTGTTACTGTTGCCATAGTTTTTATTTTTTCTTTTTAACGGATAGTTTTACTTTTTTAGGCAGTTTCATGCCTTTGGACTCTTTGTTAAATTCATCCACATCTACTCCTTGCTTTTCTAATTTCTTTTTGTTGATGTTAAAATAAGCAGCCTGAGCTTTACTTTTGTATGGCATATATTTAATTTTTATTGTACTACTTGTTCTTCTTGGACTTGTTCTTCGGGCATTTGCTCTTCTTGCGGCATTTCTTCTTGCCCCTCTTCCATTCCCTCTTGTTGCTGCATTTGAGCCTCTTGCATACCCTGAGCCATAGCTGCCTCGTTGCCCATGTTTTCCGCAAATAAAGGTAACGCTATATTTTGTAATACCTCTTGCTCTAAGGCTTTCAATTCTTGTGGGACTTGCAGCCCCTTCTGATAAATCCCAAACAGCCCTGCAATCATCGTTTTTTTCAAGTCATTGGCAGTCTGCATATCGCTTATCTGCTTCTTGATTGCCAAGTCCATTTCCAAAGTCTTCCGCTTCTCTGCTTCTGCTGCTTGCGCTGCTGCTATCTGCCCTTGGATTGTCTGCTGTTGATTCATTTGAGCCTGAGCCTGTTGGGTTTCAAGCATCTTCTTCATCGAAATCCTGTAATATTCTTCCGCTAATTTAACATCTTCCTTTGCAATTCTCAAAATCTTGAATGTATCAATGTACATCGCAAATTGAGGGTTAGAAGCCAAGGCTTGGTTCATTTTAGCGTCAAGCATCATTATCTCCTGACCTGTTGGCAAAAGCCTTACATCGGTATTGAATATCCGTGTTTGTACATCCTCTTGCTTCAATAAGTGCCTATATGCCTTTGCCCCAAATGTCACCGATTTGTGAAGTAGGCAGGAGATTTTCCTTGCCGTTTGCTTCATGCACTCCACATAGGCATCGTACATATAGTCCGTGGCATTGGCGGCTACTTGTTGGGCAGTTTCAATGTTACCTGTGGTTACCCTTGGCGTTGCTGCCTGTGCGCTCAAATTTGGATCTTCCCCTAATTCGTCTTTTAAAACAGAATAGTGGAACTGATATAATTGAATAAGACCTTGCATTTGGGGAAGGAAGCCGGAGTTAGCCAACTCAGTAACAGGTACTGGAATTTGGTTTCCTTCGTCATCCTTGCCCCTATAATACAGCGAACCCGTCTGATCGTAGAGTTTCATAACATCTATCGTCTTATTGGCATCGCCTAACCCATAGTCTATTGATTGCAGGGCATCCCAATTTATCAAAGCCCCGGTGGGTCGCATTTTAGCTACCAACTGCTGCATCTTCAACCTTGCCAAAATCATTTGATCGGAAGGCTCTTCTATCTTCTCAGGGATAGCCATGTTTGTCAGGCTATAGTTCTGATACATATAGAAAGAGTAAGAAAACTCCGCATTGCCCGATTCCCTTGGGTCTTGTGGGCGAATCATATTAGTCTTCAATCCCCACTCCAAAAGAACGCCGATAGTCCTTACATATACGCCTCGGTAGATATTATATTTGGTATCCTCTATTAACTCTTCGTTATCGCCCATTTTGGGCTGTCTGCCCTTCTTAATTATCGTGCTTTTATTAGCCTTAGTAGTAACTACGGTGTATGGTTCGCTATCAACTGACTTTATTTCAAAGTCAAGCACATCAATATTCCATTCATCGTAAGGACGGAACATGGTAACATTCCAATTCACATCCCACCGAAGTTTATCGTTGTATTGAAAGTCTTTTGCAGTTGCGGCTATATTCCAAATCTCTTCTTCGGTTAATTTGCCTCCGAACTCTTTGCCGTATTGTCTGCGGAGTTCGCTAATTTTTAATGCCTTTACTTGTCCTCTCCAAGATGTATCACGGAGGTCATTATGTTCTGAATAGCTATATATAGCATTTTCGGGCTTCACCCAATCAACATGAATTACTCCCTCTTTGTCCATCCAAGTATAAGTGCCTACAAATCCACACTCAGCACTATCGTGAAGCATTTTATCTTTTAAAACATCGAACCACCCGTTGCTTTGCAGCACATCGTTGATTCCCATTTCATAAAGAATTTCTTCTGGAAGCCTTTGGAATTGTTTAACCCACAGGTCAAGCTCCTCCTTAGTTTCAGGGATTTCTTGCTGAGGCATAACCTGCTCACCGCTTATCTCTTGCAGCTTCTGTAAGTATTCACGATTGGCAATATAAAACTCCAATTCGTTGTACTCGTCAATCTTTTGTTTTTGGGAAAGGTTATCTACGGCTTGTATCTGTATCTTTTCGCTGCGTTGCATCCAACGACCTACCAAGCCTGATATAATTCTATTTACAATCCTAATTGATTGCCAGTTAATGTTAGCATAATTTGTTTTGCCATTGAAATCCAAAAGGTCTTGAAACTTAGCCATGTTCACCCTGCCATTTGCAGAGTTACGATTAAGTTTGTACCTGTTGTTTCTTGTCCAATAGTAAGAACTTATGCCGCCGCCTATTGTTGAATCTATGTATTTGGAAACTTTGATACCGTACTCATCAGTTGATTTATCTTTTATTGACAAATCATTTAATTGAAATTCCTTCAATATAGTTCCGGTATTTTGCATAAATGGTACTTAAAATTACCCCAAATATATTATTTTTCAGTTAAAGAATTTTTTTTTTGAATTAAGGAGCAACTGAATACCCTAACGGATATACTTTAACTAGAGGCACGGTAGGGCTTTTTTCTACAGGGATTGGCTCTAAACTGCTCACCAAAGTAATCATTGCGCTTACCGTTCTGTCCGAAGGGGTACGCTTATATGGTCTAAATTTCAGCAAATCTTCTAGCAACTCCTCGTAATAGATTTTATCAGAATGGTGTTCAGTATAGGTAATCATTGCATCATTCTGTTTGGTCAGGGCAAACTCGGTGGTGGGGAAACCAAAGTGCCTATCTACCCTGTCCTTCTTCAGTTTGACCGGGTCTATCGAGTTTTTCGGGAATCGCCCCAAATACCCCACCCTGCCCCTATTTTTGAAATAGGTATAGTAATCGTCTGACACAAATTCAAAGTAAACCGGGAAGCTCATATACTCGGCGCAAAGTAGAATCTGATTGTACATATCTTCCTTTTCGTTTGGTCTGCCGTATATGTGTCCTGCAAATATGCCCGTATTCTCAGGGTCATTTATATCAAATTTGATAAAATACCACCCAGATAACTTTGAGCCATACTCTTTGCCCCCTTGTGTATTAGAATATCCATCCACTCCTATTACGCCAACCCCTGCCCTTGTAGGCATTCTCAGGTTATTGTTCATCTTGAACTTGTTGTCCTGATCCTTTGGGGGTAGCGTTAATACCTTCCAACAAAGGTCTGTTTTAGTCGGATCAATATCCCTCCACTTTACTTTCTGCGTATCTATATCCCTATAAAAATGCAAGTACCTGAATCTGTTTATAGGGTTTTGCTTTAGGTAGGCTATTTGCTTGTTTATGTTCTGCGTATTAAATATACAGTCCTCCCCATCTACGCTAAAAGCCTCCTCAATAGTCCTTGCTTCTTTTTTTATACGCTTTGATAGGGATCGAAGGTTGTGCTTTACTGACTCCCTATCCGCTAATATTTCTTTTATTGTCTTTTCTATGTCCGGGAATCCATATAGATCAAAATTCTTTGCCCGGTCGGCAGACATAAAAAACCGATATAGCCCTGAAGGAGTCCTGCCGTTTTCCTGCCTATTTAATTGGTCGCTATCATTCCAAAGGCTTTTTGCAGCTTCCTGCACCCCTTCTTTTTCCGAATCCAATTTTTCTACCGTGCTACTGTAAAGAGCCTTGCCTATTATTCGCCCTTCGTCATCAAGCAAACAATATCGTATAACTTCGTGCCTGTCGTATATATTTACTTCTACCGTCTTCCCCCATTCGTCAGCGAAATATCTGTGCAGTTTTTGACCATCATAATGTATGGTATCGGCACTACCCCAGTCAATCATTGACCCCAACTCCTCTTTATCTAAGTTGTCCTCTGCCTTCTTCCCTCTTACGTTAGTTTTTTGAAATCTAATCTCTGACTTGGGCGTTACGCCAAGGCTCATGTCGTATTCTGGACGGAAAAATTTGGGTAGCTTTTTGAACGGAGAAATAACCGCCTTGGCAAATACTTTTTTAGCGTCATTACCCGTCTTACTTTGGATGCCACCATTAGTCATCCTAGTTCTAGTAATGTATTCGTAAAGGAACAGACCGCCACGGAAAGTTTTACCGAAGCGGCGTTTTGTTACCTCAAGCATCCCCATACAGTTGGGGTCTTCGATAACATATTGCAGGAAGTAGAAGTATTCAAGGTCAGGTTGACGGAATCGGGGATAGCCAATGTCAATCTGAAACCATTGCATATACATATAATGGCTTCCGGTGATGTAGGTTGGCTTACCGTTGTTCATAAACCAATGCCCATTCAGCCGCCTGTCCCACTCTTGCCTTTTGTAGTCCTCTAATTGCTCATCGTAGAAATCTGGGTCATCTTCTTTTCTTGCCTTTTCGTATTTCTCTTCTTTTTTTACAACCTCCTTATACCAAGAAGGGAGAGGTACTCTCTCCCAATATTGTTCAGATATATTGCTAGACCTTGTGTATATGCCTCTGAACTCAATCTTTTTTGTGGCAACATTATAGACATACCCTTCGGGTGGTATAGAGCAATCTAACCCTTGAATGTTGATGATTGTGCCTCCATCAATTTGATTATACATCCTGTGCTTTGTTATCTCCTAATTGGTTGGCTATGCTTTCAGGTGTCGTAATATTCCGCTTTGTTTTTACATCTTTTTCTTCGTCCCCAGTAACACCTCCTGCTATACCTAACGCAGATATGGCATTTGATATGTTTGAAGCATCGTTCCATACTATCTTCATCCTCTCAAATGTCTTGTCTTTTGGATCGTCAAGGGCTATGCTATTAAGATCAATTCTATTTAGCAAATCTGCCATTTCATTGGCTTTTCTATTAAGACTATAGTACAGCTTTGCAATACCGTTCTGTTCGTAAAGTTCAATTTTCTTTAAAAGCTGTTCGATGGATTCGGGCATATATATTTATTTAGGCATTGGTCTTACATAAGGCTTTGCAACGCCTTGAGTAGCTTGTTTCAAATAGTCGTTTAACTTATTGGTATCTCCTTGTAGCAATTCCAAGTCGCCTTTATTTATACCTTTTATATAATCTCCAGATGCTTCGCTAAATTGTCCGTCCTTCAAAAATCCAATTAGACTGCCACTTGGTCCATATATCTCTAGCCCCAAGTCTTGTATTGCTTTTTGAACCATAGGCTGTCTTATTGCAGCAGTAGGAGGAATGGGCGGTGTTGGTTGTGTTTGCGTGGTTACTTTTGGATTCTTAACTGATAATTTGGCTTTATTTTTCTGTGTTGTCATTGCCTGATCAAAAGCCGCTTTTTGAGCGTTTTTTATTTCTTGCTTTAATGACGGATCTAAATTTTGAAAATTTTCATCTACTGTTACAAATCCAGTTTTTATAACTTCACCGCTAGGCAATTTAACCGCTCCTGTTGGGAACTTAAAACTTGTTGTCTTACTACCGGGTTTTTCATCTGCTGTAGATAGTCCCGGAAATATATCTTGTTTGGTTTCCATAGAAGCCCTGCCCTCACTAACATCTTTATTCATTCTACCTCTTAAATCTATAAACTCTTGCTGAATTATTTTTACGTTCTCAGGCTTAACTAGAGAATTAGGAAATAATTTAGCATATTCTTTAACCTTCTTCATACCCTCATTTGTTTCGGGCGTATCCCCAACATCTAATGTTTTGCTACCTTTTAACCCTTTGGATTCTAACCAATCAACATAAGTATTCCAATCTTGCCTTAACTTATTTTTGTCTATTTGTGGAGTTCTTGCTGCTAATATTGGGCTTACTGGCATGGTATTAATGTTTTAGATTTATCTTCTGATATTCCAATCAATAATTCTCCTTTGTTTACCTGTTCTGTTAAATATTCATCTACTCCTACTATTTCCTCTCTTTCGTTCCATTCATCTTCAAAGTGTCTGCACCTAATTACTCTTTCCTCAACTCCTTTTGCTCCCATAAATATTATCTCGTAATCACAAGACTTTAGAGTTTGAACTACTTTACCCTTAAATTCTCCGGAAGTGATATACAGTACATTTTTAATTAAGTCGTTTGGTATCCCATCAATTATACCTTTGTAAGGAACGAAAACTCTAAGCCCGGTAGCATACCCTTTCAAAGGCATCCAATTCTCCCCATCTTTCCATAAATAACACTCCTGTTCAGGAATTGAATAATACCTCACATCACTCAGCTCGTCATCAAAATTAAAAATTTTATATGAATCTTGGGTAGAATTAGGATGAATCAGTATCTCCGATCCGGCAGGAATGTTCTCTGCATCTATAACAAAGGCATTCACAGGATGCGTTTCTCTCCTATTAAAGTTATTAAATTGCCGTCCTATAAATATCTTTTGCCCATTTTGGAAAGTGTGTGAGTTTTTGCTCTCCATGTCCACGGAAATAATTACCCTCCCATGAGTATGCTTCAACCCTACTTTTTGCTTAATTTTTTCTGCGCTAAGTTTTTCTACTGATTCTGCTTGCTTTTTGAGTTCGCTTTGATGCCTAAATTCTATGTCTGCAATATCTTTTTTTGAAATTTTTGCTTTGCTCGGATTGATTACGAAGTGCTTGTTATTCATTGGCTTGTTTTTTGATTTTGTAAGTTCCGTTGTGCCAGATCTTAATCTGCTCAGTAGTAAAATGTTTTATGCATCCATCCTTAAATAATACGCAAGTTACTTCATCGTTCTCCAAAAAACCATTTGTTTTTATGTAAAGAATATACGCATCTCCTAATGGAGTTACGCAGGGGATGGGATTTCTTGGTTCAAAGACCATTTTTTTTGTTAAAATTAATTATTTTTGAAGTATGGCTAATATAATTAGTGCCACTATTTTTGGAGCAAATGGTAACGATTGGAATGACCCTTCCGGAGTAGAAATGGGATTCCCTACTAAAAATGTAGTATTTAAGGGAATTAAGCCTACTCAATATTCAGGAATCATATGTAATTCTCAAATTCAAGTACTCCCAACTGCCCCAAGCCCAATTCAACAAATTTATTATACTGACGAAATAGTTTCTGATTTAATTACTGCATCTAATTCTTCTGGATTCCCTTCTGTAAATATTGGAAGCCAAATTTGGATGACAAAAAATTGGGATGGAACAACTTTCCAAAACGGCGATCCAATACCAGAAGTTCAAGATCAGGCAGCTTGGGATGCACTAAGTACTCCTGCGTGGTGTTATTATGACAACGACTCGGCAAATGGTGCTATTTATGGGAAATTGTACAATTGGTATGCCGTGAATGATATTCGTGGTTTTGCTCCAACAGGTTGGAAAGTTCCAACATTAAGCAATTTTACTGTTTTGGAAACTAGTCTTGGCGGTTTAATTGGAACAGGTGGGTCTTTAAAAGAAACTGGCTTAACTTATTGGATTGCTCCAAATACTGGAGCAACAAATTCGACTGGGTTTTCAGGATATGGTGGAGGATATAGGCAAACTGGTGGTTTTACTGATTTGCAAATTTGGGGTGTATGGTGGCTAAACACCGATACGGGAGGTGCAGGTGAAACTTTCAATTTTCGCTACGATTCAAATGACATATTTCAAACTAATTATCCAAAGGAATTTGGGTTTTCTGTTCGTTTATTAAAAGACATTTAATTTACCTATCTTTACAATCTAACAATCATTCTTTCACTCTAAAATCAAATCAAAATGGCAAACATTTTTTCTGCTACCATTTATGGTGCAAACCAAAATGATTGGGGAAGTGGTGTAGTTATGGGCTTCCCTGCCAGTCAAGTTGTTTTGAGGACCATCCCACCCACCTCTTATTCGGGTGTGATTTGTGTTACTCAGATTCAACTGCTTCCGACTGCGCCAAGTCCGATTCAGCCTGTGTATTACACAAATGCTGCTATCGGTACTCTGATCGCAAGCGGTGCTTAATTCCGACTGACAATCATTTAAAAGCCTTCCTTGTGAGGGCTTTTATTTTTTGCATCTTATTAAAATCCAACTTCCACCTGTAAGGTATCGGATATATCAAAGTATGTCTTCTGACATAGAAGTATATCTTGTCCATATCATTGAACTGCGTTTGAACTACCGGATCTGGCTCTCTTTTCCGTTTCAAAACATTTCTATTTGCGTATAACTTCTTGGCTCAAATGGAGTAATAGTCTGCTTCTTTACTAACTCATATACATAGGCATTCCTGCCGTACTTGGTTTTTCTTTTCTCTCCCGGCTTATATACTATCTGCTCTCTCTCCAATTCGCTCATTCGCCTTGCGCTTCTGTTTTTGTCATCCCATCCAATATGTTCGGCTATTTCTTCTGCCGTTGCTTTTTTAAGGATGGTCAATGCTTCAATAATCTTTTTGTGATGTTCGGACAGCAAATCATCCGTCATCATGTGATACGCTTCGATGGAAGTGTCGGGAAGTTTGTTGCTCATGCTTTTAGGTTTTTTGCAAATCTAATCACTAAAGTTTTTTAAAAAAATATTTTTTTTTATTTTACAGACCTATATTTGCCGAACAAAAAACCATTATGGCTAAGGTTAAAGCATCCATCACAGAACAAATAGAAGCCGCATTAGACGGGCGTACTAGGCGTTGGTTATCTTTTGAAGTTAAAATCCCTGAAACTGAATTAAGCATGAGAATGACAGGTAAAGTGCCTTTCAAAAACGAAGAATTACGGAGAATTGAAAAAAGATTGAAGTTTAAGTTGGAGTATTAAAAAACTTCCTATCTTTGGCTTGCTAAAGAATCTCAATAATGTTCAATTTTCAATATTTACCGATTTTTTAACGGCTTGTTCCGGCATGGCGATTTCCTCTCCTCGTATTGGGATTCTTTAGCAACCATGTCGGAACAGGCTCAATATATTGGCTATGTCTAAAAATGCCTATTGGTTCAAGCACGACTACAACGCCAAAAATGACGAAAAAATCCTTGAATTAAGATCGGAGTTTGGAGCAGAAGGCTACGGTATTTACTGGATGCTAATTGAATCTATGTCCGAAAATAATTGTGGGGGGCTTAAAGCCACCCTTATAGGGGGGCTATCGCTTGGCTTTGGGGTAGATAAGGGGAGGCTTACTGAAGTAGTTAAATTTTGTATAACTGTTGGGTTATTTTTTGAGGAAAAAGGTGTCTATTATTCCCAGAGAGTTCTTGACCATAAGCAGGAGCGTAAGTATTTGTCAGAAATGGGCAAATTAGGCATGGAAAGGAAGAAATATTTGAAGACAATTTCGGGAGAAAAAAAAGTCCCCCTTAAGCCACCCTTGCAGCCCCCCTTAAGCAATAAGATGTATAGAGTACTATTAGATAAAGAGAATACTCTATCTACAGAAAGTTCTATAGTTAGACCTATGGGAGAAAATTCTGAAAAAAACGAAAAATTTGAAAAAAATGGAAAAGTCAATCACAATTCGGGGTCGGGAGTACCAGTTGGGAAAACTGAAGGAGAAATCGACCCCCCTCTCCCCTTTTAACGAAAGGGTTTATTCAGCATTGTCAGATGGAGTTTTAATCAGCGATGCCTCTGTGGATCAATTAGAGGCGATTCTAGACACGATCTCTGCCCTTTGTGGGTATCCTATCCAAAAAAATAAAATCGGGCTTTTAAATGCCTTAAAAACGCATCTTACGCAATTCGGGTTTGCCGAACTGACAGATAAGGAGATAACGCTCGCTTTCCACCTAAATTGTGAGATTGGGCTAAAATATCCTTCGGGCATGGAGCAGGAAATAATCTACAGCCACTCCCCTGAGCTGTCGGTTATGTACATCGCTAAGGTTTTGTCCATGTACATGAACTACAGAAAAATCCTAATAAGAAAATTAGAAAACGATTTAAATGGGTACGAATAACTACGAAAATCTGAACGAATTAGAGGGACTCCAGTTTATCCCGGTAAACGAAAAGAAGATCCCTCAAGTCAAGAATTGGCAGACCGCCATAACCAAATACGACCTGTCTAATTGTTGGGGGGTAGGCTTGGTTTGCGGTACTCCTTCGGGTAATGTAGAGGTCATTGACATTGACCAAAAGTATTCCTTGGATGGCAAGTTGTTTGAGCAGTATAAGTTGGCGGTAAACGCAGTACAACCTAATCTCCTAAAGAAACTTGTCGTTCAAAAGACCAAGAACGGGGGGTATCATTTTATCTATCGTTGTGATAAGATTGAGGGGAATATCAAGCTAGCGAACAGACCGACTACAGAAGCAGAAAGGACGGACACCTACAATAAGACCTACGAGGCGCAAGTAATTAGTGGGAAGGACGATGCAGAGGCTATTAGGGTGGCTAAAAAAGCCAAGGAGAACGACACAGTTAGGGTATTGCTGGAAACCCGTGGGTTCGGGGGACAGATAGTCATTGCCCCCTCGCCCGGCTACGAAGTTATATTCGGAGATATATGCTCCATTACAGAAATTACTATTGAAGAAAGAGAAACCCTGCATTCTATAGCACGGGAGTTTAATTCAGTATTTGAAGAGATAGTAATTCCAAAGTCAAACAAAATAGAAAAGACAAAGGGGCTTTCTCCATTTGATGACTATAACGAGAGGGGGGATGTAGTCCAACTATTGCAGAGTTACGGGTGGAAAGTAGTTGGGAACAAGGGCAACAAGACGATGTTTCTTCGTCCCGGACAGACGAGCGCACAGACATCGGGCAATTACAACCACGAAAAGAATTGGTTTTCGGTGTTCACTACTTCATCAGAATTTGAGCCACAGAAGGCATACCTGCCATATGCTGTCTTCGCTAAGTTGGAATGCAATGACGATTTTGTTGAAGCATCAAGGCGATTGCTTGATATGGGTTACGGAGAGAAGAAGGAAGCCGCTCCCAAAAAAGAATATCAAAGCACAAGGGTAATCCAATCCAGAATTAAGGTAGATGATAACGATTTGAGTTTCTTAGCCACCCCCGAAGATTATGATGGCTATATCCAAAGTGTAATTGATGGAACTCTAAAGCAGGGATTGACCACAGGATCGCCAACATTAGACCAACACTTCAGGTTCAAAGAGGCATCTTTTTTGATGGTAAACGGGATTGATAACGTAGGTAAAACAAAGTTCTTGTGGTGGCTTGAATTGGTTGCCGCAATGTACCACGACTGGAAATTTCTTATCTTTTCATCCGAAAACAGCATTGGTAGCTGCATGAGAGCCTTGATTCAATACTATTGGGGGAAGCCATTAACAGGTAAGGTAAGTTTGAACGACACGGAAATTGCGGAAGCCAAAAAGTTTATAGAATCTCATTTTAAGATTATCAAAGCTCAGGAAGATTTATTTAACTACAAGGACATCATAAACATGACAAAGAAGGCAAGGGATAAATACCCCGACCTCAAGTGCTGCATGGTTGACCCATATAACTCGCTCAAAATAGACCTGAGCGGATTCAGTAAATTATCTACCCACGAATACCATTACGAAGCATTGAGCGAAATGAAGGCATACGGTCAGCAGACCAACTTTGGGTGGATAATTAATCACCATGCAGTCACCGCAGCAGCAAGAGCCAAGGACGGGGAAAAGAAGTACCCACTTGCCCCGAATAAAGCCGATACAGAAGGAGGACAAAAAGTAGCAAACAAGGCAGACGATTTTCTGACCATTCACAGGGTGACTCAGCATCCAACCGATTGGATGGTAACTGAAGTCCATGTGCGTAAAATAAAGGATACCGAAACCGGAGGCAAGCCAACACCGCTAGAGCAACCCGTAAAGTTTGAAATGTATAGTCAAGGGTGCGGATTTATTGAGCGATTAGAGGATGCAGGACAGCCAATAGACCCTATTCATTCATGGCACAACAAAAGACAGCCAGTACAACAACAGCTTTCTGCACAGAGAACAGATATAGATTGGAATAAAGAATTTTTTTAACCATAAAATCAACCCAATGGTCTGCCAAAGCTATCTTGAAATGTCGCCAAAGGAAAAGATCCTTTTTATTGGTCAATTGAACCATGCCTGTATGTCAAATGAAACCCTCTTTGAGATGGGCAAGGAAATAATTGAACTTGCCGGATTATTAAGAGTATTTGAAAAAGTAACAATTTTGCCGTCACCAAAAACAGAAGCACATGAACAAAATATTGATTAGTTCAGAGTACCTAACTCAAACAGGGTTTGCTACGGTATGTGAGAACATAGCTGATATGCTAAAGCACAACAACGAAGTAGCAATAGTTGATTACAGCCGTAAGCACAATCACTTTTTTAGGACAAATGGAGTGGTATTTATGGGCAACCCCAATCCGGAAGAAGATAGATGGGCAATCAATAAGATATTAGAATTGATTGACAGCTTCGACACGTTGTTTATCATAAACGATATCTGGAATATTGACGAAATATTGGAATCAATAAAAAAGAGCAGAAAGAAGCTACCAAAAATAGTTATCTATTTCCCGGTAGATGCCAAAGGACACATGGGACATTGGTATAAGCACATGGACATTGTTTCAAGCATAGTAACCTACACTCAGTTTGCAAAGGATGTAGCAGCAGAAGCTATGCGTAGTGATTTTGCAGACAGAAAAATTGCAGATGAAATAATAGACCGAATCAGCATAATACCTCACGGCATAAACAGGCAACATTATTATAAAATAGAAGACAAGAACTCAATACGCAGAGAAGCCTTTGGTACTGATAAATATGATGATGCTTTCATTGTATTAAATGCTAATCGTAATCAGCCAAGAAAAAAATTAGACATAACTATAAGGGCTTTTGCTCATTATTTAAAAACAGCCAAGGTTGATTCCTATCTTTATATGCATTGCGCCATATTGGATTGCTATATTGATGTTTACAACTACGCAAAAAGAGTAGGCATTCAGGATAACTTAATACTAAGTTGCCCATTAGAAAATCCTCATTACAGACCTTCGCTATCAAACGAACAAATGAATTTGCTTTATAATGCCTGTGACGTAGGGATAAATACTTCTTTGGGAGAGGGATGGGGATTGTGTTCAGTAGAGCAGGCTTCATTGGGTGTGCCTCAAATTGTTCCCAATCATAGTGCTTGTGCTGAGATATTTACAAAGAGCGAAGCAAACTTTATTGAATGCCCTACTGAATTAGTTATGAATAACATTATGACCGTAGGTAAACTGGCAGATGTAAATTCAGCATCTTACCAAATTTACTTAATGTCTGATTACATTTACAGGTCTAAAAAAGCAGCCATATCATTTGAAAAGTTTAATGCAGATTGCTATTCTTGGGAAGAAGATATCGCTGACGCATGGATAACTATATTTGATAACTTAAAAGACACGACAATCCATGAACAACTTGTGTCCAATCACCAAAAATCCACGATACTATAAAATGAAAGTCACATTATTAGTACCAACTTTGTCAAGATTTGATTTGCTTAAAAGATTACTTAAATCAGAAGAAGATCAAACGAGAAGAGCAGACAATATAATAATTATAGATAACTCAAATGGCAAATTAGGTAAGCTAAGGGGGCAAATAGTTTCAGCTAATAACCTAGGCGTAGCCGGATCATGGAATTTAGGGTTAAATATGCTCAAAGACGAAAAAGACCACTTGCTTATTATTGGGAATGACGACAATAAATTAACGCCTATTGCCATCGAAGAGTTTGTAAGATTAGCAGAAGAAAATCCTACTCACGGGTTCTTTGGCACTCACGGAGCTTTATTTTCCTTATTCGCAGTTCGTCCAGACATTGCCATAAAAACAGTAGGTTACTTTGATGATGGATTTTATCCTGCTTATTATGAGGATAACGATTACCATTATCGAATGAAATTAGCTGGCTTGGATTTCATTTATACCAACAAAGAACTATTTGAACTAGGGGTTGATGGAGCAGGAAGTCAAACTATTAACTCGACTATCACTTCTGACGAAGACAGGGACATGATCTTCAAGGGTTTTCAAGCAAACAAATCAAGGTATAAAGCTAAGTGGGGAGGAGAACCACACAAAGAGAAATATTCATCACCATTTAATTTAAGATCATTATGCACGGTCAACAAGTAGATTTCATTAATGAAGCATTAAATACATTTCCGAATTTTAGGAGTAATGTAAAAGTATTAGATGTAGGTAGCGCAGATATAAACGGCAATAACAGACAGTTTTTTATAAATAATTACCAGTACACAGGAATAGACATAGCTCCAGCACCTAACGTAGATGTAATAACTCCTATTCATTTGTACAAATCTGATTTTTTATATGATGTAGTATTGACGGGAGAAATGTTAGAGCATGATAAATATTGGAAAGATTCAATAAGAAAAATGATTAGTTTAGTAAGAATTGGGGGAATATTTATTATGACTTGTGCCTCCACGGGTAGACCAGAACATGGAACTACGCAAGCACATAGCGGATCTAGTCCACATACTAATGATTATTATAGAAACATATCGGCAACAGATTTTGAAGCAATAGTTAATATACATGAGGAGTTTGGTCCATATAGTTTAAGGTATCAAAACTGCGATTTATTTTTTTATGGAATAAGAATTAAATGATCCCCCGTACAAAGTTTGGCAATTGCTCTAATTGTGATGCTTCCAATACCGAATGCGTAAAGGTAGGCAAGTCATTGTATTGCCTCAAGTGCCGTAATTACGACAAAGCCAAGCAGCAGACCGAAAGAGCCAATAAACGGCTTCTGGACAGAGTAAAAGACAAGGACAACGACCGAAGCTATATCATTCAGGATTTGGATGATGCCATGAGCCAATATATCCGTATTAAAAATGCTGATGCAAACGGCATAGTGCAATGCTACACTTGTTCGTGGAAAGGTCGCTGGCAAGATGCGGATTGTGGTCATTTCGTATCAAGAGGAACAATGTTACTAAGGTGGGATACAAGGAACTTAAAGGTTCAATGCAAAAATTGCAATCAGATGAATTACGGGAACATAGAATGTTACGCAGCAAACTTAAATAAAGATACACCCGGCTTATCCGATCAGTTATTTGAAGAAGCCAAAGAGCCTCACAAGTGGACCAGAGATGATTTGAAAGAAATGCTCATAGACATTAGAGCAAAGCTGAAGTTGGTAAAAACAAAAATAAATGTGTAGGTTTACTTCTGAAATGGAAGCAATAGCATTGTGTATAGACGATACCGGGAAGCCCAAAAATATCCCAAAAGATAGATGGCTAAGGAAGGGAAGCCTGTACACTATTATCTACGCCACATTGGTAATGCCTCAAGACAGGATTGCATTTTATGTTGCCGAAATAGACCTAACCGAAGACCACCATCCATACCAATACTTTCTTTCTGATAGATTTGCCTTCTCTGAACAAGGGCTTATAGATGTAGGAGAGCTGATTGATTTTTGTCTTCAAACAAATCACATCGTTGAAAGTTTTCTTGCTGAAATCCAATCAGCGTAACTTTTATCTTTCTGTCGTAAAATTACTATCCGTAATATTAAATATTAGGGTTGGTGAATTCCAAATTTTATATAAATTACCTTTGGTGTGAATTTTGACATAAAGAGTGTGCAGCTCTGTTCAAAATATCGACACCTATGAACAAACCAACCACACGACCTTCCTTTCTAGGAGGGTCTTTTTCATCCCC